GTCCACTGCTGATAGGCCGGAGGGGCGGAGTTGAAGGCCGGGGTGGCACCGCATTGGTCTGCTCCGTAAGGCTGGTCGGTCCAGTCACGGGCGTTGAGATCGACGATGCCGATATCGGTGGTTTCTACGACCTCGGTAGAGGAGACCGTCATAATGAACCATATCCCGTGGAATTCCAACCAGTGATCCGTCCAAGCTGCCCGCCTGATCTTGGCCCCGGATCGTCCCAGTCTCTCTGCGGTAAACCAGTCCAGTGACCACATTAGAGTATGCCTAGGTCGCGTTCGATTTGGATACCAAAGGTCTTGGATGTCCTCACCAGATTGGTCGGCCCTACGGCATAGGGGTTGACGAAGGTCAGCTCGATCTCCGCTAAGGCGGTGAAGAAGGTTCCGCTATCGGCCTCGTAATTAGTCAGGGAGGCCGCCAGGATTGCGCCATCGAGTTTGGCGTGGATCAGGTAGCTGGTGGCGTCTCCTGTGCCTATCCTGACCGCGCCATCGCTGATTACTACCTGCGCGTCAGGCTCCAGCTCCTTTAGGATGAGTGACATGGCTACTGGATCACCAAGATCGAGCACGCTGCTATTCTTAACCAGGCGCACGCGCATGATGAGATCGTCATCCTCTTTGGCAAAGATTTGCGGGATGACTAACCCAGCGGCATCCTTGCCAACCGGGGTTAGGGAGAGGGAAGAAGTGAGCTGGGCGATGATGTCGTTGGTGGCGAAGTTCCAGATAAGATCGACATTGGAATCAGGCGACACCGCCGCTGGTTCAATGCCGATGGTAAAGAGGGTGGGTGGGGTGCTGGCTCCGGTTCCATTGGTGGCGGTGAGCTGCACGGTTGAGATACCTGGCAACGTAGCCGCACCAACGAGATAGCCGGGGCGATAGATGGTGGCGGCGCTGATGTCCGATCCCAGGGCCTGCACGGCCCCACCCGAAGTCAGGGAGAGCTGGAAGGTGTTGGCGGCGGTGTTCACTACATAGTAGTTGGTCGCGGTGGCTAGTGATGATCCTCCGGTCAAGGCGCTGAAGGTCAGGATGGTGCCGTTGGCGAAACCGTGGGCGGTGAGATTGATGAGGTTGCTGCTGGAAGTGCCAGTCACGGCCCACGATGGCTGGAAAGTCATACCAGAGGGGAATCCACCTGCGGTGATCTGCCAGGAGGTTGGAGTATTGGTAGCGCTGAATTGATGTTCCCATTTTAACCACTGCGGGTAAGTCAGGACGCTTGATTCTGGATCGACGACTGGAATAGCCATGGGTTATTGGATGGTAATAGTTGCTCCGGTAAAACCCAAAAGGACCATGCCGTTCTGTTCGTCGGTGTTGTCCTCGATGTCGAAGTTGATTACCCGCCCGCGCACAATAAACGTCGTGGCGGATGGAATGGCATCCGCTGCCGTCCAGGCATTAAACTTGTTCTGGTTGGAGGCTAGAGTTCCACCGATGGCCCGAATGACTTGGAGGCCGAATTGCATGGGGGTTGAGTCTTCAGTAATAAGGATGTCTTGAGTCAACGCCGGAGTGGTGCCCCAGAGGATGTCTTTGAGGTTGCTTGCCGGTGCGCCGGGCGAGGTGTCCTGCTCGACGGTGCCGAAGTCCAGAACTAACTGATAGTGGAGTTTGGTGGCGGCCAGATAGGAGGCCATGCTGAGATTGAAGAGGAGTTCCATGGACATTCCTCCGCGCAGTTGGGCGGCTGGGATTGGGAACTCGAAGAGGGTTTGCTCGAAGTCTGCCGGGAAATAGCTGCTGCTTGTTCCGCTTTTATTGGCCACCCACAAGGCGGTTCCGTCCGATGCCAGAAAATCTCCAACGTCCCAACTATTACTCCTTCTACCTCCGCCTCCAGGAACGAGAATGGTGGCGGAGCCGGTGTTTACCCAGACCGTATTGGCGGTGGCCGTTGGTAGATTACTGGTAGCCCATGAGGTGGTGGAGCTGGCATTGACGCAGGGCAGAAGCAGGCCGACATGGGCTGGAGGTGAGGTAAGGGTGAATTGGCCATTAGTTAAGGAGATGGCAAAGCCGGTTGGTAGGCGTCCGAAGTATGCCTTAATGATTTCTGGCAAAGTAAAGGAGGTGCTTGGCGATCCCGTGGCGGGCACGCCTGGATTGACGGCTGGGAGTAGTGAGGTCAATGAGCTGAGTGAAGCATTGATCGCCGCGAGGTCCCCGATTAGGCCGGTGACTTGTGATTCAAGGATGGTGATTGGGGTTGCATAAGCCGTCTCTGGGCCAGCGGAGTTGACGGTCACATAGAGGCTGTTTAGGGCGCGTGGGTTCCCTGTGAGCATGGTGATCGTCAGGCGGTTTGCGCTGGTGATTTGCAGGGTGTAATCCACGCCCTCAGTCAGGATAGCACCGGGCACGGTGTTCACCGCAATAAGCGGGGTTAGGATTTGTGTGGTGCCCAGATTGTGGTCGATATGGAAAACAGACGCGGCTCCATCCCCGAACGGGACGGTGTAGGTCATAACCCCGGTGGTTAATAGATTGGCGTCAAAGGGAACGTAACTATCCGGCTGTGGCGGCGTCTGCCAGTCGATCGAAGCGATGGTATTCAACTCCCGGTAGTTGATCTCGCGGTTAATGGTCACCGGCTCACGGAAGAGGGTCTTATAGGTGGTTGGCACCGTCATGTCTGGGTGCGCTGGGTCCTCGCCATCCTTGCCGACTCCGATCTCCACCTCAATAGCCATCTTCACTCCATCAGATTGGCGGGTGGCAGAGTATAGTTCGGCTGTATTTGTGTCGATGGTGAAAGTTATGTCGCCAGGTTGGAAATCACCAACCGATACAGTCATAAGTGGCTGAGGAACTCCAGATAAGGCCGGTCCGCCGAAGTCAATGTAGATTTCATTCGGAAATGGGTTGGTGCATTGAAACGATGCTCCGGTAATTCCCAAATTATTCAGGGCGTTCTGCACATCGGTTGGTTGGGCGGATTCTGAAAGGAAGGAGGTCGATAGTCCATTAACCACCAGCTTGAAGCTCCCGCGAAATCTTGGATCAATAGTTAGTGACTGAACCTCATCGACGTTAATAGTGGCAAGTCCCACAACCGATGAGCTGCCGACGACAATCTCCTTAATGGTCGGCGCGGGGGCTAGAACCCTAGCAAAGGTGCCAACTGAAACCACGGGAGCTTGGATCAGTCGTATTTCATGACGCCATACTCCATCCTGTTGAAAGGCCCGCACGCGCACGAAGCTGACAGGATCAAGAGTGTTGGTCGAAACCTGTAGGGGCACCGCTCCGACATGATTGAAGGTAATGATCCAGCAGGATGGGTTCGCAAATTCGCAGTCGGTGACTCCTCCATAGGTGGCCGATTCTGTTAGGGCGTTGATGATCTGACCGAGTATGGCGCTGTCTTGATTAAACTTAATCGAGGCCGAGGTGCTTCCGCCACCGCCGATCTTCATTGTGAAGCTCCCGGATGTGGGAGCGGTGAAGACGGTGCCGATGGAACACTTGGCTGTTCTGACCGGAAGGATGATCTCCTGTAGTGCGCCTGCTACTACATCTAAAAAACGCACCGCCATGACATAGGTATCGCCCTCTACGATGGGCGGAAAGGCAATGCTACCACCGCTGGCATTGGTCATTTTCCGCGTGAATAAATTGGCGTAGCAGAGGAACGTGGTCATTCCACAAATGGCTGGATGTCAACGGTCAGGTTTAGGGTATCCCATGGGACCTCTATGACCACATAAGGAAAGACTGGATCAAGCAACATATACTGGGCTTCATCCTGGATAAGTTTTTGCAAGTTTGCAGGGGAGATTTTTTCGCTGTTGATCTTGGGATTAAGATTGCTCATACAGTCCAGAATGAACCTTTGGTGGAGGTAAGGTTAAGGGCGTTGGCAGCATCCTGCAATGCCTGATTGAGCGGGGCAAGAAATACATTTCCGACCTCTGAGGCCAGGCCGAGTCCGATCGGCACATTGATTGTGATTGGGTCGTATGGGGTGTTGGCCACGTAGTTGGCCTGCGTATAACCAAGGTTCCAGAATACGAAGTGCTGCACAAATGGACTCCATGTCTCGTCTGGTTTACTACTGGGGTCGGCATTCTCTGGGGAAACCAGCCAGACCGTGGCGATCTTTAAATCGTCCCATGTTGGCTCAGTCAGGTCTCCTTGGAGTCGTTGGAGGATGTCAGGATATGGCTGGCTGCCGGTAAATTTGGAGGTGGTGTATAGCCGGAAGGGGAAGCGAGTTGGCGAGGCCGTAAATGCCGGGGTAGTAATGGTGGCGGTTCCTGTTAATGGGTCGGAGAGATAATTATCCGATTTGATGGCTCCGTGCTCAGCGCGCAGGACGATATCGAAACTACGCAGTTCACTCTTGCCCTGCTTATTAGTGTTGAGGCCCCCGAAGGTCACGGTGGTTGTTGATTCATTACCTAGGGCGGCATTGACCTCTGCGGCGGATTGTGGTGGTTTGACCATCCGCTTGAAGAATGCCGGATATGATCCCGCCGTAACCAGGGCGCTGCCATCCGACTGCTGCGCTACTCCTGCTAGGAGGGGGTTGAAGAATCCTGTGTTGATGAGATAAGGCCCGGCTTCATCAGTGATGAAAATATCCTGTTTGGCTCCATGGGGGGTAATCATGAGTGGGGTGTAGGTCTCTCCAGTTAATGGATTAAGTCCGAAGTCTCGATTGTCTTTAGGAAATCTGGTAGTGCCCTGTTCTTTGAGCGGCACCGCCGACATGGGAATTACTGGAGGATACCCATTAATAAATCCCGGAGTAACTCCCGCACACCATTCATTCTTCCAAAATGGGATACATCGCCAGGGGTGCGCCCAGTCCTCTAAATGAGGCCCTTCGATGCGAATGCCATGGCCGCGCTTGACCCTGGTGTTTAGGCCGCCGCGTATGTCTTGCGCCATCATGCCGGGAAGAAGTAATGCTTTGGCTTCTTCTTCTGGGACGGGACGGTGCGATAATTGAGGTTAAAGTAGGCAATCTGAAATACCGCCCTCCCGAAGCGCACATCATTGAGCATCGCCAGGGGATAGCGGGTGCCACCGTTGGCCAGATTGGGATAACCAAGCGCACCACCGAAGAACTGATTAATGGGATTGTCACCCAGGTATTGGACATGCACTATCTCGATGGAGGCGATTGTGGTGGTCTTGTCTACTGGGTTTGATTTGTTAATAACCTCCAGTGCGACGTAGCTGGAGGTTCCTTTAAAGTTTTTCAACTTTAGTGTCTCTGGAATCCCATTCTCTCTGATCATTGGTTTACCGTTGATCGTTGGTATCATACCATTAACCAACCCAAGGGTAATTATGGCCGTTCCATGATAAGCCCGAACACCAAATGGATGGTCCCAAGAAAATGTCCGCTTGCGCATTGACACAATAGTTCCAGAGCTGCGGCGCTGGACGCGAACTCCATATCCTCCGTAGATGCGGCTCTCATTTGTCTCAGTAATGGCATCTATATCCTTATTCATTAGGCGTTCAGGTTTCCTCCTGAAGTGAAGCCGCTGCCGTCTGGTCTGAGAATATCTTGTCCAGTGCTTGAGGGCACAGCGCTGTCCGTGCCTTGGCTATCACTTAATCCAAAATTGACGCTATTCCACATGGCTTCCGAATTATAAATGATTGGATTCCATCCGTATGGTCCGCTGAGCTGCCACTCTTCAATGACTTCATAGACATTTCCTCGTTTGCGAATCTTTGGAGCCAGCCTAAGCCAATTACGTAGTCCGGTTGGGGGGATTGGAAACTCCTTTATTTCGTCTGGGTGGCCTGGGGTTCCAACTAATGGAAAGATCGCCAAGAATTTTTCATCATCCGGCTTGACTACTCCGGTCTTCCTGAAAATAGCTCCAGGGGATAAATAAGCTTCCACTCCAGCCATTGGGTTGCGCACTACTCCGGTTCCTTTAGGGGTGCCATCACTGTTGAGCGCCGCTGGATAGATGTCTGGAAACTTCTCGGTGATTGGGCTCCAGAGGAATTGGTCGCGCAGGGTTGGCCAGCTAGGATGAGTTTGGATAGATTCCTCGGTCATGCTTAGGTCGTATTCCAGAGTGAGATTTCCTGTAAGGCTCTCGCCGTCTGGCAGTCCCTCGTATCCGTAGGTGTAGGTAGCCCATGGTGGGTCGTAACTTCTACTTACTCCCATCAATGGAAGCCCAAAGAAGTTTGGGGACTCAGCGGTTCTCAACCAATCCAATGATGCTGGCAGGCATGATTCAGCCCGGCGTCTGGTTAGTTCTGCGGTGACCACCCCAAAATAGTCCGTGACCAGTTTGGTGCATTTTGGTATATCTATGTCGCCGAGAGTGCTTCCCACGGAGGTAAAGTTGGCTGGAAGGGCGTCAGGCATATTAAAAAGTTCCGAAGAGGTCTCCGGTCTCTCCAGGAGGAGCTTTATTGATGGCTATCTGCACATCGAGAATCTTCTGCAAGAGCACTTCTGACCTGCGGGCGATGGAGATCATAGGTGATTCCCCGACGTTACCTCCACCGCCAATGCGGGCCAATGAACTGACAGGTCCGCTGGATGCTTTGAGGATGGCCTCAATCTGCTCGTTCTTCATGGTAGCCAGGCGCTTGGTATTGTCTCCGTAGCTGTCTTCGATCTCCTTGGCTTTGTCACGCTTGGTTCGCTCCTCATCATGGGACTTAATTAATTCTTCTTTGCTCCTACCGGCGTATCCTCCTGCCGCTTGGGATGCTGCGTAGATATCCTTCTGAGCAGCTCCCTTGGTGCCTTGCAGTTCCCTGAGTTTTAGGGCTGCGTCAATAGCAGCTATATTTCCTTCAGCGCGCAATGATCCACCTTTGGACTGGGCTTGTTGATCGCGGATCAATTCGGCTTTCTCTCGGGCGATGCTTTCATCCATCGCGTCCGCCCTGTCGTTATGATGCTGGGAGCGCTGATCCGCTTGTTTGCCCTCAATCTCTTTGATTCTCATCATCCTGTCTTGCTCTGTTTTGGCAAAATCTGCTCGGGCTTTGATGGCTTTCTCGCCAGTGTCTGTCTCGGCCTGGATGCTGGCGATCTTGTGTTCCCGTGTCAGAAGCTGTCCGCCGGGGCCGGACACACTCATGCGGGCTTCATAGCTGGCCTCCTTCTCCATTCGCTCCCGGTGATATTGAGACATTCTTTGCGCTCGCTGGGCTTCCGTCTCGTCTGTGGGTGTGAGTGAAGCTGCTACCTGATTGGCTTTGGCTCTGGCTAGCTCGGCTCTGGCCTCATGAACCTCAGCCGTGCTGGCTTTACGGTTGCCGATGATTCCATAGGTTAGATTTCCGATCGCGCTGCCCTTGGCTAGGAGTTCCTGGTATTTCCTTTGGGCTTCCGCTGCCTCGTTATTGGCGGCGGTCATGGCCTCTATCTTGTCAGCAAAGGTCTGCACGGTGGCAATCTGCCGACGCATGGCGGAGTCGGTGGCCTCGAATTCCTCTCTCATCTTGGCTGCGGCATCCTTCCCGGCGCTAAATCCCGTGGCCAGATCGGAGATGGCGGCAAAGAGTCCCTGGACTATCGCAATGACCACCTGGAGAGCCAGGAGGAAGAGGGTGGCGGCCATGAGCGCTCGGAAGGCTACGGCGGTGAATTCCACAGCCATGCCAAGCCCACGCATGCTCAGTCCTGCCGCCATGGCCGATGCCTTGATGCTATTGAGCTTACCCTGCATGTCGGCGAGCTTTGGTCCTTTGTCTTCCAGCATGAGTTGTCCAGTGCCGGATGGTTGATAGATGCCTTTGGCAAACATCATTTTGGATTGACCAGCCTGAGACATCGATGCTCCCCATCCCGCCATCCTGCTGGCTCCCATGGCGTTGGCTGCCGACTTTCCGACAGTGCTGATCCTGGAAATCATCTCGCTGATATTCTGATTCACCTCCCTCAGCACATTCGAGAATTGGCTGGCTCCATTGAATAGGGCGCTGAAGCTTCTGAGAGTTCCCGCCACCGCGAGCGCGGCCAGGAGCTTGATAAAATGCCCCAGGGCCGTTCCGGCAAACGCCATCACGATTGGCATCTTACTGAAACTGGATATCCATGCGGTAAATCGGACTGCAAGATTGCTGGCGAATCCCGCAATATCAGAAAGCTGTTTGCCAAGCGCTGTTAGGAATGGGGTCAGCATTATCAATACCTTGGTCCAGGCTTGCATGGCGTCGGTCTCGTTCTTGACGAACTCATTGCCGAATCCAGCCTTCATCCCTTCCTTGGCAGCCTCGTATTGCTTGGATACCACTCCGATATCGCCCGCGTGCTCTTCCATTCCGCCACGGCTGGCGGCCAAGGCGGATTGCATGGCGCTAATCATGGCCGTGGCGCTGGCCCCGTCCTTTTGCATCTGCACGAAATGCCGGGCGTTGTCGGAGGTGATGATGCCCATCTGGCGCATCTCCTCCACGGTGGCGGAGATTGACTCTCCCTTGGTGGCCTCGCTGAAGAAGACGCTGGCCGCGCTGCTCACCTCCTCGATGGAGTTGCCGGTCTTGGCGGCCACGTCCCCGAAGACCTGCATGGCCTCCAGTGATCCGTAGACGCCCTTACCCATCAACTCGAAGGATTTACTGGCCGCTCCCACCTGGGAGATATTGAATGGGGAGCGGCTGCTGAAGCGCATCAGCTCGGCGACATGGCGGGTGGCCATCTGGGTGTCCCTCATCAAATTTGAGAACAAGGTGGTTAATGCTCTCATTTGTGAGATACGCCTCATGGCGGCCTCCAGTGACCCTGTATCGCGCACGATGCCCCGGATAAGGGTTTGGCCTGCCCGGAGCATTCCGACGAGCGCTAGGGGCCATGTAAAGCGCACAATGGCCATGTCCTTGATGACTCGCAAGGTCTCCAGGAGCTTGCTCTTGGCCTGGGCGATCCGGGCCAGGTCGAAGATGGCGAAGGCGCTCCCGGCTGTGCCCAGGCTTACGGAGTCCTTGAGCCCGCCCTTGAGGTTGTCGCCGATGAATTTACCGAGAGCCATTGGGTCCCCTTCCGTTACCGGCTAGGCCGGGGTGATGTTCCTTGAGTTGGCGCTGGAACTCACGTTCCTCTGGCGTCATGAAGTCGGTGTCGCATTTGGAGCGGATGCTCATGGCTTCCCACCAGTAGGCTTCTCCAATCGGCATTTCAAATATTTCCTTGCGGGTCCAGTGGAAGGTGGAGGCTATCTCGGCGGCTACTCGTAAAATTTCGGGTGGCTGTCCACGGATCGCACTGTGGGCGGTGCTGATCACATTGAACTCTGGTCGGTGGAGATGGTCGTCAATGTAATCCAGGAATTTGGCGACCTCGCGCTGGAATGCCTTACGCCGGTAGCAAGCGAAGTTGGCTGCGCCGATCCAAGGGCGTTTGATGATGCTCTCCCGAAATCCGGTGCAGCACGCCCCTACGGCAGTCCGTAGATCGAATGGAGCAACCCGAGAGCCACCTCCACCCAGTAAGGGTGATTTGAGCGTTTGGAGGAGGAAGAGGTGCCAAAGGCAGAATGGACGCAACCAGCGACCGAGGATGAGGTGATCCTCGTCGATGAAGACTTCCGCGAAATCGGGGTCGATGTCCACATTATGGTTTCACCCCACTGGATGGGACGGCAACGAAGTTGATCTCGGTGGCGCTGTTGGCAATACCCACAAAGCATGGGTAGTCTCCGGTGGCCTGGTCGGCCAGGTGTCCGATGGCTCCAGCGGTGGCGTTGCTAAAGTAAGCATCCCCGATGGTTAGTCCTGATGCCCCGATGATCAGATGGGGATCAATATCAATGTAGAGCACTGGTTGGCCTACGGCGGCCTCGGTTAAAGCTACCCCATTGACCGTGCGGATCAGGGCGGTGCCGCCATTGGAGGAGGTCAGCTTGGCCTTGAAGCTGTCACTGGTGTCGATGTAGAGCAGTTGTCCTGGCAGGATCGGGACTCCGGCGATGGCCCTCTTGGCGCTTCCGGGAACGCTGCTGATTACGTTGTCAGGTGTGATTGCTAATACGGCCATGTTAGTAAGTGGTTAATGATTATGCTGGCAGACCGGCGTATCCGTCTGCTTCGACGGTGACCTCCATGAACTCGCCCTTCTTGCGGGCGCGGGTGGAGCTTTTGACAACGAAGGTAATTCCCAAAAAACTGAAACTGAAGGGGGCGCTGAAGTCGGGGCTGGTTACATACCCGACGAAGGTGCCCACGATTTTTGGCGGGGTGCGGGCAAGGCTGATGGTATGTCCCTCGCCGTCCTGGGCTTTGACGTAGACTTCCGGCTCGTATTTCAACTCGGCTGAATTGACCACGGCCATCCCTAGTGACGGGGCGTCGGCGGATTCCACGCCGAACTTGTAGTTCCTGGTCTGAGTGGTGTTGATGTTGGGCATGGCTTAGTTCTGCACAAGTGGCAGGTGTTCGGCCTCCATGGAGACCTCGGTGAACTCTCCCTTTTTCACCGGCTCGGACACGCTTTTGACGAAGTAGCTCAATCCCCTGAAAGTAAGAATGCCGCTAGCGGCGGTAGTCTGGGCGTTGAAGCTGTCCTTGTCGATGTAACCAGTGAATGTAGCTGTCTGGATACGGACGTTGGTATTGCTGGCGGCGATCGCTTCCACGGCTCCCTGGCCGTCCATGGCCATGGCAAACACTTCCGGTTCTTCTTTTAGGTCCAGTGATCGGCAAATAAACCCAGTGACACCCGTAGGAGTATCGGCACTGGTAATACCAAAGATGAGCTGTAGTCCTCGAATGTCGGCGGGCATACTTAATCAGTTGGTGTCAACTCATGATAGCGACGTAACAATACCCAATTTGGTTGTTTCGCTGTTGACTGGAGTGGTCGTGCCATCCGCAGTTGGAGTAATACCAGCAGCAGCCATCAATGATGCCAGGGTGGTTGGGTTGGCGAGTATGGCGGCGATAGCAGCATCCACATAAGATTGTAGGGCCACGACCCCAGCGGCATCAGGCAGTGTGATGGCGCGATCTGCTGTTGCGGTTCCAGTTAATGTTGTTCGCGTGCCAAAGGTGCCAAGTTGAATCGATCCAGTTCCCGTAGTGTCAATGTTTCCACCACCGTTGGATGTTTTAACTGATCCACCATCACCACCAACACCTCCCGAAACGTCAATTGAGCCTCCTCCGTGGTCTCGGGAAGAATCCATGTTCAACGTCCCACCTGACGGGGTGCTCACTGTTACTCCACTGATCTTTCCTTGGTTTTGAGGGTCGTAGACCGATCGCTGCATCGATCCTGAGTTAAGTATGTTTGGGCCGATCATGTTCCGTAATAAATCACTGCTGTTCCAGGATCAGCCAGCACGAGCGTCACGGTTGATGCCAGCTTGTTCGGTTCGTTCCACGGTATTCCAGTGGGCCAGGCCACTCCGTTGATCGCGCCAGTGCCGGTGATAATTATGATGCCAGCGCCGATAGCGTTAATTGGAATGACGGTTGTGCTTCCCGCTGTGGCGGCAATAAAATTAGGTGTTACCGCTCCACTGCCTCCGCCTCCACCTGTGGTATCTATGGTAACGGTGCCATCCCCATTGTCATGCACTGATAAATATGCCGGAGTTTTTTGGTCAGCTCCGTCCACCGCTCCAATATAAATCTTGGTGATTGGCATGGTTGTTTAACTAATGGGTGTCAACTCCGGCAGGAGGGTGGCCCCGGCAGTAAATCCCAGAGTGTCGGCGTGGGCTTTATCCTCCTCGGAATCCGAGGATCGGTTTCGTCCTATATCGATACCATGAAGGATGAATTGAAATCCTTTAGGGGTTAGGATGGCTGTGTGGCAGTCGGCATTTACCTGGTCGAGAATCGTCTTAGCGTGTTCCACCCAGGCGGATTGGTCTGCCGGGCTGGTGTCCTGAAGATGGCTGACGATCACCACCGCTCCCTGGAGGGTGTAGAGGTTGGTTCCTGTGACCATCTCATCGGCCTCGGCGATCCCTACGACCCCGAATGGTGGCTCTACCGTGCCCGCCAGCGCCCGATCATCACCGTCCCTGCCTCCGTGGTAGGCGTAGAACATCAACTCCTCTATCATCAGCCGCCTGGCTAGATAGAGTTCAACTGTGCGCTTGATTTCCATCTTTCTTTTTCAGGCGGATCGCGGCCTTGGTAATGACGTTCATGGCGTGGCATTCCATCTCTTCAGCTAGGATGGAATGTTTGCGTGGAATGCCATTGGTTCCCAGCCGGATGAGGGTGTGGATGTTCATAGCTTTACCGACACGCCGGTTTTGTCACAGTCGAGCATGTATTCATTGTCCCCTTGGTCGTGGACTTCCTTGATCCTGACCCGCTGGCCGCGCACCACCAAGAGAGAGCCCTGGCCGATCTGGGCCTGGTCCACCACAATTTTAGGTAAGTAGATGTTGACCTTGTTGAGGGCCAGCTTGCCGCCAGCGACTCCTTGTTCCCCGCTGTCCAGGTCGTCGATCAGGTTGGCCTGGTAGGTCCCGGCGAGGCCAGGGTTCTGGCTGCCGGATTGTTTCTGCTCGACCACAAAGCTCTCATGACAGACCGCCCCAAAGGCATCGTTGCCTTGATTAAACCCACCCATGAAGCTGTCGCTAAGGAGGCTCATTGTAGGATCATGGTTCCATCCGCCGTTTTCTGGCTAAGAAGGTTGGTCTCGATACTCCATTCGTCCCTGGTCATCTGGCCCCGCAGATATGCCTGGTCGATCATCTCCTGCTGTCTGGCTCTGGGATAGATGGAAATCTTCCGCAGGCGATTGGATAGTTCTGCCCCGTATCCTACGTTTTTGGACTTCCAATCATCACCGGAAATAACATCAGGCATACCATAGGAACCCCTGTCAACACAGCAGCCCAGCCAGGTTTTCCTAGCGGGGCTGAGTGATGAGACAACCAAGATTGATTACGGAGCGTAAGAGATAGCCACTAGCTGGCCGCAGACAGGGTTGATCATTTTGAGTGCTCGATTGCTGCGGATGCGCAACATACTGCCGCGCCTGCGCTCGTCCCGGTATTCCTCGGAAGTGAACAGGCCGCCCGGTGAATCGGCGTCCCAGACGATGGTGCGCCCGAGTCCTCCGTTCATGAAGTCGCCCTCTCCGAAGCGTCCTACCAGGACGTTGGTGTTACCCCAGACAGGGATGAGGTTGGTGGCGGTGCCCTTGGTGGAAACATCAACGGACTTCTTGGCCACAATCAGGCGCTTGAGGCCGAAGCAGGCGGCGAACATCTGCTCGGTGATCTGGCTGCCGCCCTGGGTGACATTGAGAAAGCCGTAGACATAGGTTTGCAGCTTCTGGGATCGACGGATCAGGTTCCAGACCGAAAGGCTCATCACAGCCTCTTCGGGCAGCTCTCCCAGTAGGGTGAGGCGCTCGATGACCGCATTCATCTCGGCGGGCACATCCATGGTGGCGAGGTTTGCTCCGGTCCAGGCGGTGGCGACATTGGTGGATACCAGCCCCTCATTGGCGTCCGTGCCGATGGTGGTGTTGAGCTTGAGGCTGACCTCCATCTCGTAATCGAGCATCAGCTCGTTCATCACGAACTTGCCGGTGACCATCTGGGCGTCGAAGAAGTTCTCCATGCGGCGGGCCACCACATCATCAACCCTCTCCTCCAGGCCGTATTCCTCGGTCTGGTAGCTGTCCCACTCGAACTTGCGGGTCAGCTCCTGGTAGGTGCCGGTTGCGCCACGCTTGGTGTTTGACTGGAAGGTTCCATCTCCATTGGGGTTGCGGCCAGCGCGCAGCAGTTCGGCGGCTTTCTTACGGAAGCGAGGATAGCGTCCTACCTCCGTGACTGAGGAATAGACGGGCAGTAGCTCTTGAGCGATGAAGAGCTGTTCTTGGCCCACGGCTTCCATTAGCACCGTGCTGATATCTGCCCGTGGGATTGAGTCGGAGGTATTATACATGGCTTATTTTGGGTGAGTGTTATCCGAACAGGACCGCGCGAATCTTTCCTCCGGTCTGACCGGACGGGCATGAATCCCAGGCGAAAATCTTGAGCTGTCCTGGTTCGGCAAATGCCACGTAGGAACCGGCGCTGACGTTGGTGGTCCAGGTTATTCCCGCCCCATTGGGGGTGGTGGCCACTGTGAAGGTGGTGGTGCTGGGGACGCTGGCCACGTAGTAGGTGGCCCCGTTGGTCAACCCCGCTGTGGCTCCGGTGGAGCTGATCAGGCGGATGGGATCGCCGACCACCAGTCCATGGGCTGATCCCGTGGTAAATACCCCAGTGGAGGCTACGCCGGTTACTGTGGTTGCCGGTGCGCTAAGGAAGACTCCGGGGTTCACTGGGTCCTGAATCAGGAGGTCGCCCATGGCGATGGCAGCGGCGTTGTTGCCAAGTTGGATGAAGGTCACTACTGCCCCTCCTCGCAAGACGAAAGTAGCCGCTGGCTTGAAAGTAGTCGGGATGGTCTGGCCGTTACTGGGTGCGACATTTCCGCGCAGGAGTGTGCCCCACACGAAGTCCTGTGGTCCGGCGATATCCAGGCCGGTGGATCGCAGGGTTACGGCGACAAATTCATTCGCGTCAGCCGAGAGATCAACGGCTACCGGACGGTCAACAACGGATTCGAGGTTCATAGTGGGTGTGGGTGAGGATTAGCTGTGCAGTTCTTGGCCGTTGCTCCGCAGGCTGAGAATCCAGTCCGCGTGCTTGGCGCTGCCGCCAGTCTCCCGGCTGGCGAAGAGGATGGCCTGGGCGTTGGAGCACTTCTTTTCCTTCTCGATCTCCTTGACGCGGGCCTGGAAGGGGTGGAGTTCCCCGTCGCCGTTGGCGCTAAAGAGACGGACGCCGTTATCAATCCCGGCTTTGACCGGACGGGTGCCAGTGGAGAGGTAGACCTTGAGGGCCTCGTTCTCGGCTACGACCTTCTCCGCGAATTCGACCAGCTTCTGGTTCTTCTCCTGGAGGGTGGCGAAGTTGTTCTGGATGGCCTCGAACTCAATGCGGGCCGCTTCCTCTTCCTCGCGCTGCTCGCGCTTGGAGAGCTTGGCTTCAAGCTGGATGACCTTTTGGCGCAGGGCCGCGAGTTGTGTGCCCGCTGCGGAAGTCTCCAGTCCTGGTGTCCCGGCAGCGCCCTCGGCATGCTGATTGCCTGCTTCGCCTTCACCACCGGCCTCGCCGCCTTCTCCTTCACCTTCGCCTTCTCCTTGCCCCTGGGCGTCGATTTGGGCCTGCACGTTGGCATTGTGCTGGTCCACGGCCTGGACGATCTCAGCTCTGGAAATCTTGGTGTTGTTCTCGCGGTTGAACTGGGCGAGCTGGGCCGGGTTCATGTTGAATAGGGCTTCAAGCTGATCCACGTCGTAACCCTCTTCCTCTCCGCCACCTTGCTGATCCAGCGCCCCCTTCAGCTCGTTGAGTTCCTTGGTTTGGGCCTCAAAACGCTCGTTGAGGTTGTTGAGTGCGGCCACGATATCTTCGTTGGACGCTTCCTGGGTTTGAGTATTTTGACGAGCCATAGGATTTTCGAGGGTGAAGAGTTTAACCGGGCTAGAAAAGTTTTGGGTGTCAACTATGTGAGGTTCTTTGACGGAGAAGAGACCAACATTGGCGGCTGGCCTGACAACGACATCGAAGCTCAATAATGCCTCCGCTCGGGCTTTGGCGCTGCCGTTTTCCATCACACCCTTTGGCGGACCTTTGAATGCTGCTGAAAGCCCAAATGTCCCCGGCTGGCGCTCCGCGCGCTCCAGCATCGTTTCAGTTTCCTCGTGTGTTTTCAGAAGGTGCCAGTCACCACGGAGCTTGGACCCATCAATACGAAAACCATCACAAAATCCGTTCATACTCGAAATTCCGCTCCCGTGGTCTAGGTTGACCGGAATTTGCCCCTTGGCTTTTGCGAGTTCGTAAATCTGTTTGATGGTCGTTTTATCCACCTCTAACTGGTGGCCCTCGGCAATTCCCATCATGATCAAACTGACTCCGTGGACCACGCAATTTTCCGTATCGACTATACCAGTAAGGCCAGAGAATGCCTCCGGGTTATGAAGATGAATAGTAGCAAGCTGCATAACCAAGCAGCCGCATGTCAACTTATTGCCTATAATTTTTCTTCGCTGCGGCTATCTTTTGTGCATCTCGATACGAATAACCAGCTCTCCTGAATTTTACTACTCGCATTTGGTATTCCTCGCGTCCGCGCCGTTGCTTATCTAGGAAAATTGGATCGCTATTGTGGCGCTCTCGTTCCTCCTTTTTCCTATCCCGAAAGTCTTGGTTTTCCCATAGGCGCTTCATTCTAATACGACACCGATCCGCATGTGCTGCTCGGAATTTTGGATCGGCGTGCAGTTTCCTTATATGGATTTTAGCCTGCTCGCTGATCTTCTTAGTAAACTCTGGATTAGCGTGCAACGCCTTAAGTCTGGCGTCTCGCGCTGCCGCGAACTCTGGATCACAATGCCGTTTTTTAAGTTCCTGATTTCGCTTGGCCCTAAACTCGGGGTCTGCGTTAAGTTTGGTAATCACCCTGCTTGACGCGGCAGCGCGCTTTACTATCATAGCTGGGTCTAATAGCATTTTCTTGAGTCGATCTCGCTTGGCCTGTATAAATTTAGGATCAGCATTTAATTTTTCTAGCCGCTTGAGTCTCCTTGCTGCGAATATGGGATCGGTGCTCCTTGCTTTCATTCGTTCTGCGTGGGCCTTTCTGAATTCCATGTCTTCTGCGAATTTTTTACGAATGCCTTCTGCGCATTTCGCTCTGTTTTTTGGATCAGTCATTCTCTCTTTCATTCGCCTTATATTTTCCGCCATAATCACTGGGTCGGAATTCTTTGCCTTGGCCCATTTGGACATCGCCTCCCTGCGTTCTGGAGTCCAGGCGCGAACCCGCGCTTCGTGCTCTCGTTCTGAAATATCACCCTTTCCGTTTCCGCCATCGGTCAAATTTGTTAATCGGACACCATCATCGCGCATCTTGGATATCCAGAATCTTTCCCTGTCCTCCCATATCCCTATTGGGCAGATTTCAAGTGTTACAATTTCTGGGAGCAGTCCGGCTGCCGTGATTCCCTTAAATCTCATTGCATTGCCGCTGTTTAATGGGTGGGATAGGTGTTTATACAGCCGCTGCGATGGGTTGTTGGACTTTCCAACGTAGAACAGCTCTCCATTTCTCGGGTCGATCAGCGCGTAGATCGTCGTGAGTTTCTCCTCGCCATTCTTAGAGACAGGCTCGATTACTGGTTCAGGCTGTTTTGCATTCATGGTGCATTTCAGTTTAGCGCCCACTTGATCCCGGCAAGGATCACCTGGGCGCGCTTCTTTTACGACTTTCATGCGCCGCTGTCAACCACCTGCACGAATACAGGCTTACCGCTTCTTTCTTCCCAGGAGGGCCGCTAGCGCGTCGGCATTGCCCGCCTTAGCCAGAGCATGGAGAGCGTCCGTATCGCTCACTGGCGGGGCTTTAATAGCCTGGATGCGCCTAATCTTGGGCGGCTTGATTCGGATCGGCCCGATGTTGAACTGGATGATGGAGTTCAACTCGTCTCTGGCCGACATCTTGACCTCGGGTTTCTTCTCGATCTTCCGGGGCAGCTTCTTGCCTTTGGTTGCTTCATTCCAATGCTTCACGCCTTCAGTCCCTAGAGCCTCCTCACCGGCAGGTGAGTTTCCCCATGCTTCCTGAGCTTTGGATTTCCAGGGCATTATTCTGTTTTATCTTTATTCTCCTCCTTTTTCAGCTCGGCGTTTGATTTCACGATGAGCAGGAGAATGGCACTGGAAATTTTGTATCCCTTGTCTTCGGATGATTGCTCAATGTTTTCGAGTCGCTTGATCAATTCTTTTACCCCGGCATCGTCAATGGTTTTATTACCAAACGCTTCCAGTAGGACATCTAACTCCGGGGTGTGGGAGCTGTGGAGGATATCCGCTGCTCTATTTCCCAGGCTTTGCCAGAACAGTTCGATCTTGGTTTCGATGCGTGTTACGCGAATAATCAAACCCTTAATTGAGTCGTCCATACTCCTGTAGCCGCCGAGTTTTCCCTCTATGTTTGATACCCTATCTTTCATCTCCCGGATGTCATCGTGCGCCTCGTCGATATTTGTGCGCACGGAATTCCAGATGATGAGCCACAGCGATCCCACTACGGTAAATGTAATACCGAATATCCATAGGAGCACGTCTTTGTCCATTGCGGGGATTTATTTCTTCTTCTTGATCTTACTCAGTAGGCTCTTGATCGCCGCAGGACCCTTAGTCACCGCCAGTCCGCCAGCCGCACCGGCTGCGCCACCCACGGCGGAGCTGATGAGGCCGCTCTTGTAGGTGATACCCATTGCGGTCGGATCAGGTCCGCCTTCGGCTCCGCTGAACTCGCCCAGGTTGTTACGCTTTCGTGGATCGCCGAAGTGGATGATCGAGTCCAGCTCTGCGCGGAACTTCACCAGCTTGGCCCGCTCGCCCTGCTTGGGTTTTTTGTCCTCCTTGATGGGATCGATGGAATGAATCTCCAGGCTGGCGGAGTGCTTCTTCTCACCTTTCTCGTTCTGGCGCATCTCCTTGCTGCGCAGCTTGTATTTGATCACGGCCTGTCCTTCCATAGGGATGTCCAGTTCGTCCGGTCGGTCGCTGACGTAGAAGGAGGGGTAGTTCTTCCTATCTGGCTTGGCGGCAACATCAATACCGCAGCCGCCATACATGCTCTCGTAGCTGTAGCCGAGGTCGATGGCCTTGAGTTGGATCAACTCCTCCCGTGCCGTGAGATGCCGCAGCACGCTGACCTTCTTGGCCAGCTTGTCGCGGGCGGTCCTGGCGGCACGGTTCTTGGACACCTGTAGTTCCTCATCGGTGATGACTTTCTTGCCCAGTTTCTTGCGGGCCAGTTTGGTCATATCACCACGGGAGAGTTCAATGATGTTATTTAGTTCGGAACGGAATCCATGCTCCTCGCGCATGCGCCAGAATGCCTGATGGGCTGCTGATCCTTCACCTCCGGTGCCAGGATCGTTGGCTAGATTAGCAACACCTCTGGCGCGTTTTTGGATGTTTGGTTGCATGGAATTGAATTTGTCGGCATCAACCGGAGTTGATACGGCCTCGGCGGCACTACTGAATCGGCTCTTTGGTGTAATTGATGGCTGCACTTGTGCTGGCATTGGGTTCAGCATTCGTGGTTGAAGTTGTTGGTATTGAGCTTGTTTGACTTGCTGATCCCCGAGAATGCTGGATGCTCCGCCTGGGTCGAGTGGTTTGACTGGTGGCGATGTCATAGGCCCGGTTGGAGTTGATCCCGGAATCACTCCTCCAATGCCCTTGCTGGCCGCCAGTCTACTCTTCCATGCTGTCATGCCAGCTCCTCCGGCAGCTCCCAGAACTCCTCCAGTGACAGCTCCGCTAAGTGCTCCGCCAAGAGCTGTTCGGTTGGGATCGCTACTTAGTGCTCCACTGATGCCTCCGGCTGCCGCTCCAACACCAGCTCCAATGCCTCCCCACTTGATAGCGGCCTTGCCCATCTGCTGCCAAGGAATTTGAAATTCGATGATGTCGTTCAGCTCAGACCTGAGTGCGGTGGCTCCGCCTTGATCGTTGGGCACGAGATTGCCGTTCTTGTTTTTCTTCTTGCCAACCGTCAGACCGGCCAAGCTGCCAATCTTTCCGCCAGCGCCACCACCAAATAGAGCCGCCCCTGGTCTGGATAGATGTTGCATGCTTACTTGTATTCCTTTGTCGATAGAGACTTTGGGTAGCTTGACTTTGTTGTGTGATAGTGCGGCTGCTCCGGCTCCGATGCCGGTCCCAACAGCGCCTCCGATGATTGAGTTTTTGAAGCGCGCCTTAACGTCATCGCTGTCAAATAAAATGGAATCCAGTTCATCCTGGAATTTGATCTTGCTCAAGACGCCAAGAATCCGCTTGCTGAAGGGCTTGTTCTTCTTTGCCTCTTTGATCAGACCAGCCATTCTGGTGGTCGTCATGCTTTCCGGGAATGGTGGTTGAAGAGCCATTAGTGGAAGGCGACTTTGGCACCCTTCTTAACACCTGCGAGAATTGATTCCAGGGTCCCTGCTCCGCGACCTGCGGTGACGTTGGTGGCGTGGCGTCCAGCTTGCCAGGCGGCTCCGGTGCGATTGCGGATCACGTTGCTGAGATCGCTGGCGGCGGCCCGGTAGGCTTGTGGTCGTCCTACCTGTGCGGTGAGCGGGTTTGGTGTTCCCGGCGTATTCATGGTGAACCCACCAGCCCCAGGATTAACTACTTGGTTGGTTGATCCGACTTGGAGGGTATTGCGGGTTCCGTATTTTCCCATGATCGCCTGGTCGGCCTTGTATCCGCCGTAGCCAACTGCGCCGACTCCGGCTGCGCCCACGCCAACTTTGGCAGCGGTGCCGAGGATGTTGCCTTGCTCGTCCTCGTCGTCATAGCGGGCGAACTCGATGATGCGATCGGTCATCTCTCGTAGCTGAATAAGCTTATCCATCCTGGATGACATCTCCTTTTTGTCTTTCTTTTTGATCATCTTACCATTGAACTTTGTTTTTTCCTTCGAGTCTTTCTTGCCAAGCTCAATAAGTGCCTGATCGGTGATTGCGTGGAGCTGTATGAGTTGTTGGAGATTCATAGTGAAGATGGGGATGTCAACTGATGATTCTTTTCTTGCGGTCGCGATTAACGGTGGCTCCGGCCACGGCGGTTGCTCCCCCTCCGGCGATCAATCCTGGGGAGAGAAGGGCCTTCTTGGCGTATCCCTTGGCTGCGCCGGACTTGGTGATGGCCAGCTTATTGAAGTAGCCGCGAATCTCTGGGTCTTCGGTTCTGGTGGCAACGTGGCGGATGGCATCCTGTTCATTAAGACCTTTGGTCCAAAGTTGTTCGTTAATGGCTGCGTGGGTCTTCTCGCGCCCCGTCCTTAGAGTCTCATGTTCGGAAGCGATATGCGCCTCCTTGCTGACTCCCTTGGGTTTCTTGCTGCCCCAGAGAGTTGATACTGCTGGGCGCTTCTTGATCATCTCACCCACCTCCCAATCCCAGTGATTAAGAGCTTCGCGGTGTCCGGCGCGGAAGCGGGCGTAATGAGATATGCCGAAATCACCCTTCGATCCTGGAATCTTCTGAATGGCCTTGGATACTGGACCCTCTGGGTTTCTCTTGGCATGCCCAAGGGCGGCTCCCAGCACTTTTCCGTGGACACCTTGATTGAGAAACTTTTGGGAGGCGTCGATGTAATCAGCAACCATCCTGCCGCCGCGATTTGGATCGGCCTTGGGTGGGTTGATGAATGAACGGAGTCCTTTGGTGGTGGAGAGCTTTCCCTTAAGCCCGCTCATCACCTCGCGGCCCTGAATCTTCATCAGCGAGGAGGCACCAGGCAGAAGTGCTGCACCTACGGCGGCGGCTCCTACTCCTCCGGCGATGGCGGCGGTGCGTAGAGCCTTGTGGTCGTTCTTTTTTTCCTTGAACTGGATGAGTCGAGAGCGTGAGGACATCTCCTTGCGACTGCTGATCTTCGAGGCCGCATATCCAGCCGCTGCTGCCAATCCTCCGCCAGCGATCGCTCTGCGGGTCTGGCGGGAGAGTGGACGAGTCACACGACGAGCGTAGTCCGTGAAATCCTGGCAGTTGCTCGTTAGGAGGTTATAGCGGAATGGCTTGCCAATCTGGGTCTTGGCTCGGTGGGCGGCGGTCATGTTGCCTACTTCGTCGGCCACTCTCGCATCTCCTCTTTTGTTGAATGAGCTGATCTTAGTGGCCCTTATTTTACCACCTCCAAGGATGCCACGGTGATGGACCTCGGCAATGGTATCGTGACCTATACCAATACCTTCATGTTGGGCAATGGGAATAACTCGATGGCGGCGGATAATCCGTTTGCCGGTTAGGTCCTCGTTGGGGTAGGGGGCGCGGCCTCCGATATATTGCGATCCCGCCAATGCTCCGACACTGCCGGTGAGAATGCTGTTCCGTTTGGCGTGGTCGTCGGACTGGAAGTGGATGAGCTTGGTCTTCGATGAGGCTTCGATGGGATCGACGATGCCAAATGGGGTGCCCTTGGCTGGCCTGATCTTGTGTATGGACCTATCCACGTCTCGGCGGACTGCCTTTCCCATGCCTTTGAACATCCCTTTGCGGTGGGCGACGTAGGCTCCAACAGGAGCCCCGATGCCAGCGATGGCCAGAGCGGTGCGCTGGACGCCCTGGCGCTCATACCATTCCTTGGGTCGGCGCTCCCTGATCTGATGTCCTGGGGCATAAACGCGGGCGCTGTTGCCGCGCTGGTCGCGCACATCCCAGTCTGGGTTGTGGACGGCGAACTTGTGAGTGTCTTCCGGGAATAGCCCTTTGCCCTTGCGTGGGCCGGAGATGATTTGACCTTTCTGGTGAAGCGTCTCAGCGATGTCTTTATTCTCCTTCTCGGTAGCAGCTTGCTTGTGGCGTTTCAGGGTTTCTTTGGAGGTAGGGACTTCTCCCGGTTTTCCAGCGGCCTCACCAATCACCTTGGTCATTGGGGCGGCGGCTTTGTTCATAAGTTTTCCTATGTCGCTCTTCACTCCAGTAATAAAGTCAGCAACTTTGGATGTGGCTGGAAAAGTCTTGCGCATCGCGTCTGTCGGATGCCCTTGCAGGAAGGATTCGCGGAGCTGGCCAAGGTTGCTGTTGTGTGGTGCTTCGCGAATGATCTTCTTGACGCCATGGTGAGCCAGGACTCCGCCAGCAATAGCTGTGGTGGCGAGTCCTCCAATGACCCATGGCTTCTTCCATTCGGGCGTCTTCTCCCGTCCACGGGCATCGAGGTTGGGTTTGCCGCTAACGTGTGACTTGGCGCTCTCAATCAGCCTGCTGCCGCGTCCGAGGTAGCGCTTGAACTTCTCGGCCTTTGGGTAGACGGCGCGTGGTTTGCCGTAGATGTAGCGAGAGGCGGCTTTTTGATACGACGCCCTGCGCTCGTCATCATCCTGTTGGTCAAACTCGATGGCGCTGAAATACTTTCTGACTGTCCGCTGGACCACTGGGCTCTCCTTGTAGAGCTTGCGTGCTCCCATGACGGCGGCGGCGGCGGCACCACCCTGCCATGGGGCGGCCTCGATGCGCTTGGCTCCAATGGTCTTCTCGCCGAATTGGTCTCGGTTGTTGCGGTTGGCGATTCGGGTGGCGGCCTCCACGGCTATGCCTGATCCGGCCCCAATGAGCGCGGCGCGACCGGGTTTAACAATCTTCATCTTGGCGCGTAGCACGGCCCCTAGTGCTCCGCCAGTCAGGGCGCTGCGGCCATAGTTGGAGTCACGACGGTTGGCTTCGTTGGTCTTGATTAACTTGCCGTATTTGTCCTTGGTGACGTTCTTGTTGTTGCTGCGGATGGCCATGGGATCAGCGGAGAATTGAGTCTCCTTTGGCTTGCGGCCAATGAGGTATCCACCTGCTCCACCAATAGCTCCTGCTCCGATAGCGGTAGGGATGATGCGTGAGGCTGTCCTTTTGGCGGCATCGCGTTCACCACGGGATGCCTTGATCTCGGTCTCGTGATGGAGTCGGGAGGCTTCCTGAGATGCCAGGTGTTCCTTGAGGCTGGCCTTACGGCCTTCCTTAAAGCCCTCGCTTCGGGCCTCAACTGAACCTTTGAATTTCTTCTGACCGGCAACATGCTCGCGCTTGGCGTGAAGGTCTGTGAGTTCCTTGTTAAGGTCGTGACTACGCTTGAGTTCGTTCTCAAACTTATTCTTATAAGTCTCACCTCCCTCGGTGGCGTATTCAAGAGCGCCAGTTTCCGTGAGGTGTTTGATGACCTTTGCGCCACCAGCTTCCTCGGTTTCTTGAAGGAGTGTTCGGAGCTTCTTACTGCCGGAGCTGAACTCGTGTTGTTTTTCCTTGCGGCGATCGAGTAGTTTCTTACCCGCAATGATCCCTCCAGTAAGGAGGGCGGCCCCGCCGAGTCCGATGCCTACTTTCCTGAGATGCGGATAACCGGCTGGTTCAGGTGGGGCGGCCTTTGGAAGTGGTTTATCAAAGATCGTTCCTTTCTTGAGAATCTTATCCTTAACCATTCGCTCCCCGGCCAGACCTCCCGTTGCGGCGTTTTGCATCCCAAGAACACGACTGATGATCTTGTTCACATGGCCGATACCAATGCGGCGTGGTGATTTTCTGATTTCGTAATCCAGTGGATGCCTTCCGGTAGGAATGTATCCGTGGGTTAGCGGCTCGGCGATGAGCTTCTTCTGTGTTTTTGTGGGGGTGCTGCCGGTCATCTTGAGTGGGTCCATCAGGCTCTCTACGGAAGTTGCCCGTTGGTGTTTCTCAATTAGCCCAAGCCGCTCCAGTCCGGCACCGATCTTGGTCTTGAGTTTGGCATGAACCCGCTCCAAGGCGGTCTGGGCGCGAGTGTGCTCGGTCAATGCTGCGGCGTCTAGGTTCTGACGATGGGTATGGAGGGTGTCTCTGTCCATCAGTGGCTGGCCGGATGCCTTATGGGTCTTGCCCTGGATTGGGCGGCTCTTGATCTCTTGCATCTTTGCAGGTGAGAGCGGCTTGGTTTTGACCCCAGTGCGGTGTTGTTTCTCCGCCTGGATGATCCTGCGAGATTCATGCAGCTCTCCGGCCATGACATCGCGGTGGGCTTGCATCTCCGGCTTCACTTTCTCAGGGGCCTTCATGTTGCCGCGCAGCTCTTTGGTGTAGTGGGCGATGTGCTTTCGGCGCATCGTCTTGGACACTTCCTTGATCTGCTCCGGTGTGCTACCACTCCTGGAGTAATCAATTGCCATTTTATCAATGTCGCCCTTGAGTTTTGCGGCTGCTCCAGAGAGATTGTATTTAGCTCGGATGAATGCTCTGACGCCACCCTTGCTAAATCCAGTGCTGCCAATGGTTCTGGGGATGCGTTCCTTCCGCCCAGATGGACTGGTGGTGGTAGTGAACAGTTTGCGTCCTCTTCCTGTAGTCACAAAGTCGGTGGTCTTGCGGTTGAGGACCGCTTTCTTGATCTCTTGTCCGCCCTTGGTGGTGTTGTAGATCGAGTTCGGGGCGTAGCGCTCGTGGATTTCTCCACTCTTGGCGAAGCGGATGATGCGGGACTTGGAGGACATTTCCTGTTCCTCTTCCCGCTTCTTGGCAATCGCATGGACTCCTGCTCCAATGAGCGCGGTCGAGGCCGCTCCTAAGCCAGCCCCGATGAGGGAGGCTTTGCCAAGGGACTTGAAGCCCCCACGAGTCTTGAAGGTCTTTGGTCCGCCACCGAGCACTGATTCTCCCCATCCTTTTCCGCCCAGCTTGCTGTAGAGTGGCTCGGTCACTGGGCCGAGGATGCCGCCCTCTAGTGCCCCGGTGGCGACATCGTGTGCGGAGGTGTCTTTGATCTTTCTCTGTGGGTTGGGCATGGCTATTTATGCAGCCATGTCAACGCTCTGTCCAGAAATGCCCTAGGAATGCGCCGGACCCCTGGTCCGCTACCAGACTACTCCCGGCGAATAAAAACGCGGCCACGGGCATTGTGGCGCAAATGCGGGCCATATTACTTCTTCTTGGCTGTCTTCTTTTTAATCAGTGGTTTGATTGCTTTCGGTAAACATCCAAACACCGATTGAGTGAACTCAATGATTTTAGTAAGCAGCGATTTGGGTTTCATTTCTTTTTGGTCTTCTTCTTGGCCTTGGTGCTCTTGTTGGCTCCGGGCTTGGCGCTTCCAGCGGCTACGATAGGAGCATGGCGGCCTTTGGTATCCAACCCTGCGGCGCGGTTGAGTTCTTCTTCTGAAGGCTCTTCTGGCATGATCTTTTCTGCCTGTCCCCTGGTGAGGCCAAACACCCGTATGGCCGTCTCGATGCCGGATTCGCGATCGATCGATCCGTCTCCGACATCTTCCAGAAGCTCCAGCAGCTTCGCCACTCCCTTGTCCCCGATGGCCGCGATCGATCCGGCTGGAGGAGGGGGTGGCGGGACAGGTCCGCTGATATCGAAGGCGGCCTTGAGTTCGGTTCCGTCGGGATACAATCCGCCCGCGAATGCTTCCACTGGGGCACCCTTCTCAGCTCCAACTTTGAGGGCCTGAAGGAAGGTATCCGCATTATGCTCGAAGATGTCGCGAGTGGTCTTGCCGTGCTTGGCGGCAATTGCTTCGACCGTCTGGAACCCGCTGTGGACGCTCTGGATATCCGCTTCCATCTCGTAACCCAGATCGGCGGTGATATGCGGGCCGAAGTTCCAGGAGCATTTCTCCCATCCCGGCACGGCAGGGAGTTCGCCTCTGGAAATTCCCTGGGCGATGACCTTCTTGCGGATGCGGTTCAAGATGATGCTGGCGATGATGTTGTCCTGCCAGTATTGAATCTTGCGCAGGTCGGACTGGACCTCGATGCGGGCGGTCGCCCCACCAAGAGAGGCTAAATCCCAGAGAAGCCCGTAGGACAACCCAAGACTCAGAGACATCATGCGGATTAGGGTCTGAACGAAAGCCAATGTCGATCCGCTGGGGCGGGCCGATGGAGCCAGCATGTCGAAGTTCTCCCCTTCGCCCATCTTGAGAATCTTCCCCCAAACCGCTTCTTGGGTGGGGGTGCCGAACATGGTCTTACCGTCCCAGGCTGCGGAGCCGGTGTTGTTGAATGGGTCCTTAGTTGAGACCAAGGCCGCCCACTGGCTCTGAGTTTTGATGGCCACCTTCTCGGACTCGAAGGTTTCTCGGATGTCCCGAAGGTCGTTGAGTAGTCGGAGTAGCTTGGTCCTCCCCCGGTATTCATCCGAGCGGTCGGCATCAAAGACGTGGATGAAGTCCTTGGGTTCCAGCTCCCGTTTGTCCACATACATGTTCGTCCGCGTGCGGCGGTAGACCCGGTAGTAGATGACCCGTCCGGTCTGGATGTCGATCTTCACGCCGCCGATGTAATCCTCCTGAACTTCGGTTTCTATGGGGCTGCCGATTCGGTCGGCCTCGATGCACTGTAGGCAGTAATCTCCGGTGCCTGGGATGGGATTTCCTTCCAGATCGAGTTGGGCGGTTGGAGATAGAAGTGGGTCCACCTCCACTAGTCCGCAGTCTCCATCCACCAAGAAGGCTAGGAAAGACATTTGCACCATCTTGAGCAGGCGATGACGGCCAGTGATATCACAGCGGGTGGTGCCGTCGTCGTTGCGAGTGTCACCACACCAAGCATGGAAGTAGTCGTCATAAGCCGCGTCCACCATGTCGTCCCCAGTGCTGCTCTTGCAGTGGCACTTTCCGCAGACGTAGAGGACGATGCGGGCCAGGACCCCGCCAATCCATGAGTATTGAGCAGCATCCCGTGCGTCCGCCATCATCTTCAGTCGGTCCCTATTCTGAATCCAGTTTTCTGATCCAGCCTTGGCGGCCAGATGTGGAGCGCGGCCACGGCGTTCTACGGCTGGGTTGTAGGTCGATGAGAATTGAATCTCTCGTTTCACGGCTTCAAACCGTGGGTTCCATTCTGTCACGGTGTTGCCTTGGCCATCATAGAGTCTGGCCATGTGGAGTTCTCGCGTGCCGTTTCCGTTTGTGTTTGTCATGATACCCGAGCAAATTCTCCATGTAGCTCAATAGCGATCTTCGCATAGGCGTCACCAGCCTCATCTACGCTTGAAAAATGACCAATATATTTGTGGATTCCATTGGCTGTTATTTGGGCCTGCCACTTCTTTCGCTTCTTACACCAGGTAACACCCTTCCTACCGGAGGTGTTGTTGATTTGCATTCCTCGGTTGCATCCATTTTGCGACATCGTGCAAACCCGTAAATTCTCCTTACGGCAATTCAGCCTGTATCCATCGCGATGGTCCACCTGCAACCCCTCTGGTTCATTCATGATGAAGCGGTGAAGGAGTTGATGGATTTTCCCATGTGCGCCAACTCCGCGTTTAGCGTATCCATTATTGCTGCAATACCATTTGTGCTGCATCACACGTTCATAATCATCGTCATCAACGATGGCGACCTTTCCCTTTGTGAGTGGAATTTCTCGGCTCATTCGATCAGCTCAAAATTTGTGATGCCAATGTGGGGGTTGGTTTGATCTGGAGCGTTTATGATGACTGGTCCGCGTTCACGTAAGACATAGGCAATACAGTTGAGTTTGTCGTCGAACCGGCGAAGATCGCGGGCGAATGAGGTCGTTCCTTTCGATTGTTGCGCAAACGTAGATTCCTGGGCAATGAGTGCAGTCTGTAAGGCAGTTAAGCTCGGTGTATCCATCGAGCGGAATCGAATGAGGTAGTCCTGCATTGCCATGGCAAAGAGAAGGATGTCAACGGTCTGCCTCCCGGTCAAGCCTCCTCCACCAAAAGTTATTCTTTATGATTAACTACGTATAAGAGGGGAAAATGCCGAAACGGGGTATAGAGACTCGGTTTCAAGGCCCCGCTCCAATTTCCACAATTGGCGGTGGTGGCTCCGTTATCCGCCCGTCACTGAGAACCTTCTTCACCGAAGGGCTGACAGCTCAGCCGGGCTTGTTGTTCTTTGACATTATCAGATCGAAGCATAAGGCGAACTGCGCCCACCTTGGCAATAGTCCGGTGGGCTCGGCGTTCCTGATCTCCACGGGGAATCCGTGTTGGGCCTAAAAACCCGTAAAGCCAGGTAGATGGCTAAAAAGCATAATCAGGCTGACTCCTCCAAGAGCAGTGAAAGCGATAAACCAAACGATGACTCATGGCAACATGAAGTTCGTCCATCGACTTCGATCAGCAAAGGCCACATGGGGTGAAGTGACTAAATCCCGTCCCGAATCATGGCCTGATGGTAAGCTCCCAGCGCGAGGTATTGTGGCGCTGGATTTTAGAGCATGAGTAATTGTTCGTTTCAGTCTGGCTTTGACCCCCGATAGCAAGGGGGCCGCTGCACAAGGCAAATGCGTCCGGTGAGAGGTAGCGCCTCGATCCGGCTGTGCCGATTCCAGATGGTAGGGCGACAATGATGGGGCGAAGCGGGGCGGTGCCGAAGGGTGCCTATCCTGCGATTAAACTATAACCCATAACCTGTGGGGGTCGTAGCGATGCCAGTTCAAGAGCGAAAGTGAGCCCGAGTAATTAAGGGCTGCTGGCTATGGGACGCTATAGATCGTGGATGTGGAGATTCCGCATTCGCTCATGCCTGTCAGATGTCTCAATCTGAGGCAGCATGGCCCAAGGGTCCAAACACCACCATGGAGATCGATTCCATGGGCAAGGTGGCGCTGATTCCAAAACTGCACGTGTGCAGCCCAGGAAATGCGCAGACACCGAGCGGCGGTAGAAATGCCGCCGCTCCAGTCTGCTCAGAAGAGTAGGGAGCAACAATCCGGCTTGAACTCCCAAGCCGAAAAAGAAAGAAGATAGAACCAAAATGAAAGAGTTAATCATGGAAGCTGAAGCCGCCTGGTATCTGCACGTCCAGAGACAACAAGTCACGGAAGCCCTGGAGCTTCTGGGGGTCAATCGTTTCGAGCTGGGGGCCATACGGGCTACCTGGGTGTTGAATTGGCTGAAAGCCAAATGTGAGGAGGCCGCATAAAAGAGACCAAAATCGAGAAAGTGGTGGACCGCCACAGTCATGCCACCCATCGGCTCAAACATCACCTCAAGCGAATGAAGTGGCGCAAGGATCGCCGCTCCGCTAGGCAGCAACTGCACATGATCGCCAATGGTGTAGAGGAGGTCGCATGAGCCTGCCTATGCCCAAGCCAGGACAGCGGGTCTGTGTCACGCTGCCTTACGCTGGCCTTAGGGCCATGCAGGTGTGTGCGGTAGCGGATGCCACCGATGCGGAAATTCTTGAGGTGTGCAACCGAGAGAATCCGCAGCAGGTAAGCGGTGGGTGGCACAGTGTCATCCGAGATGCTAAACATGCCCGAGACGAGGGTGTGGATGAATGTGCGGCTCCAGGGCCGTGCGTGGAGTGTCCTGGACGCCTGCACAAGATCGCCATCTGCATGTAATCCTATGTCAAACGGCTGCCTCCTAAAGAGGATAAAAGACATCGGTGAACTCACCGTGTATGAAAGAACATCCAGGCCATCGGGCGTGGCCCGGTATGCCGCCTTCGACCAACAAGGGAAGTTGGTGAAAGAGAGCGGTAAATACAGCGTCGTAGTTAAGTATTGCCGGACCATTCGGGATCAAAGTAAATAGAAAGGATAACCCCCACCCACACCTTCGGCCTTGGGCCGGAGGTGTGTAGGGAGAGATTCACAACCCCGCCAGTATCTCCACTGGCAAAACAACGAAAGGTAAAACCAAATGAACATGAATAATACCGCTGCAATGCTGGACATCGATGACACCGAAAGACAGAAGGTCCTGGTCGAAGAATGGCGTCCCGGTGAATGGGATACCACCACCAAGGAGGTGCGCAGAGTGATCGCACTGCGTAAAGAGGATCGCTGGGAGGAAGTAGGTCCAGTGCTCAAGGAGGCGGTCGTATGAGTGCGCCGCTTACCAAGAAGCAGGTCCGAGAGTATCTCAAGAATCCAAACCGTTGCCCGTATTGCGGAAGTTACCAGATCAACTCTGACAAGCTGGATGCGGATGGTTTTAACACTGCGACGGCCAATGTTGATTGCGATAAATGTAAAAATCAATGGGTCGATATCTACGAGATTGTGAACGTCAACGCTGCGGAGGAGGATGTATGAGGCCGGAGGATGTCGCCTGGAGCTATAAAACATTCATGATGCTGGCCGATGGTGGAATGTGGATGGTGCCGCGCAGTGGCCTGCTATTCCAGAAAAAGGGCAATGAGTTGCACCTCGTTCATCGCATGCCCTATCTGCCGGAGATGGCGGAGGCGTATGAGAATGGAGCGGATGTTCCGCCAACGCCGGAGGCACTGTTAGAATATCAGCAGCGGGATTTTGAATGTATTGCTCGCCACTTCCGGGAGGCGGGCATCGAGGTCATCGACAAAACCAAGAAAGGACAAACCAAATGAAAGAACGACACAGGATTCATAAAATAGAGATGCTGGCGGTAGTGGGATTTAGCTCCACCGAGCTGCAACGAATGACTAATTCACAACTGGACGCCACCTATGAGGCGGCTAAACCATTGATGCAAGCCAGGCGTGAAGAGATCGAAAAAGTAAGGAGAATGGAGAGTCTGCACAATGCAGAGATTAAGAGGCGCATTGCCAGCCGACAGCGCCATTTCTCCGAGCGGCAACGCGAACAGATGCACCAGCGGCAGCTTGAGGAGGAGTGGCGGCGGAGCTTCAAGCTTCCGCCGCCGATCCAGGCAGTCAACCTGATTGGTGGGGTGGATAACGAATCACTGATCGTCATGTATGACGAGGTTTATGAAAGGGAAAGAGCGCTCTTCGCCCAGAAAGGGACCAAAGATGGCATGGAGCACGCCAATGCAGCCAATGCCGCCAGGGAGGCCAGGGATAGGCTGATCCGCGCCAGATCGAATGGCATCTACAATGGCCAACAAAAGGAGGCCAAATGAGCGATCCAAATAAGGAGCTGGAGGCCAGGCAGGCGCTTAAGCTCTTAAAGAACGCCAGGGAGATTGCCACGGTGGTCTCCTTCCTGCGGAGCCTGGATTACTCCGAAGTCCGTATTCAATCCCTTCTCTTTGCCGCTGGCCATGGCAAGAAGAAGGTCCGTGAAATCATGGCCAAGAAAGAAAGGAAAACCAAATGAATAAGAATCAGCATGAGAAATTGTATCACTTCCAACTTGGCGACTCTACGGAGGGGCAGGTTGGCGTGGCCGGGGAGGTCCGCGCCACCAGTAAGGACGACGCCGCCCGGCAGTTGCAGGATTATCTGGAAATGCAGGATCACTGCCTCTGCCTCCCGGCGATCACCAAGGATGGCTACATTAATGTGTATTTCAACCCGAAGCGTAAGATCACGCGGGAAGACTTTGATTCCTCGCTGCCAATAAAGGGGGAAATGATATGAATGAGGAAAAGGTTGATGAGCTGGTGCAATCCGCTCTTAGGAATAATACGATGACCTCGGCCTTGTGCGCCATTGCCATGGCTATCGTGGTCGCGGCCAAGATCATCAGTGGGGTGTATCACTACCAGGGGAGATGATATGAACGACCGAGATGAAGAACTCCGGGCTCAGATTGCTTCGCTCTTTGACGATATCCAGCAAGATGCCGTGAAGGGAGAGAAGGCCGCCGATGGGGACGGCACGCCGGAGGATATGAGACGCTTCCTCCAGTCGATTCTGGAAGAGGTGTGTGAATTACAACGACTACTGCAATAAACCAAAGAAAGGACCAAGACTATGATCATATTCACGATTGTTATTGAAAGTAATGAGGCAATAATCCATGGCACGCTGCAAGGCATTGAGGCTGGAGCAACCACCTATGATGAAAGGGAGATGGCTAATAGGTTAAAGGACGCCATCGTGGTGTGCATCGAGCAGAGCGTGAAGGATGCTGGTGAAGGGGAAATTATCGGGCGGGTTTCGCCACCACAAGACGATGAAGCGACCTACTAAAATCGCCAAGGGCATCTACTTCATCATTAGGCCGGTGCATGCGATCTCTGACCACCTGCACCGCAGGACCAACGCTCCCCATCCTCGCCGGATCACCCGGCTCTTTATAGGGGTGGTGACCACCTTTAGCGGGGTGGCCATTATGGAGGCCAGTGAGCATTTTGTGCTCAAGGTCTTGTTTGAGTCGGTGGGGCTATATGTCCATGCCAGCGGGGTGGCGACCATCGCCCGTAACATCAGAAAGAACGGTAAAAACAACCACAATCAGAAAGGACCAATGAACCATGTATAAGAAAATGAAAAATGCCGGAGACCTCGATCTCCAAACTCCACAGCAAGTGGAACTCACCAAACAACTGGGTGATTACAGTAAGAAGGCGATCTTTGTTTGCCAAGGGGTAAAAATCGTCCTGGAGGCCAGCGAGGTCCTCCAAAAGCTGCCGATCCACGTCTGGCAGAGGATGGCCTATGAGGCAGACAAATTCGACCCCTCTTCCGGCAAGGGTTTTGGGGCGGCCTCGCTGCTGGTCTTCGCTAATCTCATGGTGGAGATGTGTAATCTCACGGCAAATATGGCCATGGACGAGCAGCTCTGTCAGGAAATGACTGAGGAGTATGGGCCAGCTATAAGGCAGATGATTGATCTGATCCGCAATGAAATCGACAAATAAGCAAGACCAGGCGGAGAAGACCATCCACGCCTTCCATGAGCTGTCCCTGGCGGTGCTCAACGTCTACCGGATGATCCAACCGTTGATTAATCCGGTGAGGAAGAAACGAATGTCAGTGTCAGTAAACCAAAAACCAAACGCGCCGCGAAAGCCGCGCAATAAGAAAGGTAAAGTAAATGAAAAAGCACAATCAACTGGCCAGTCTGGCCAAGTTCACCCATGACAACTCCCCGCCCTATAAGTGTCGGAGTTGTTCCTTCACCACCGATTCCCAGATGGCCATCATGGTCCACTGGAATAGGAAGCACGGACCAAAGGCCAAAAGTTGGACCCGTAATGTCACCAAGGCCCAGCGGTCCAGGTCAGGCAATGGCGCGGTCTTGGAAATTAAGGAAATGATGTGCCCGGAGCCGGGCTGTGGTTATACCACGGACAAGGACGTGAATATGCGCGCCCATGAGCGCCGGGTGCATGGATTGTCGCGCAGGAGTCCTGTCGTGGCCGCCAGTCCAGCCGTCGCAAAACGACCGGAGGCCCGCCCTGCCGTTCGCTTCTGCCCGGAGTGCGGGTGTAATATCGTTGCTGTGACCATGGCTATGGAGATGGCCAAACGCGCCTAAAGATATGCCCACCTATATCGCCAGCCGCGCCATTGTTGTCCGACCGCAGCGCCATGCCGCTATCAGAAAGCGGGTGGACCTACTCCATGATGAGGAGGATTTTACCGTGGCCCTCTTGGGGGCCATGGGGTTCTCCAATAAGGCGATCATGGCTAGGACCAACCTCAGTCAGCACCAGATCACCTACCGCCTGCACAAGGGTGGGGTCAAAAGAATGGATTATCGCAATGGCGAGAGCCGGATTGCCCAAGCGATCTTCCGCCGTAATGCGGATATTGCCGAACCTATTCTGCGTCGGGAGCTGTCGCAAAGGCTCCTGGAGAATGGGGAACTATAACCAGAAAGGAAACACCATGATCAAACAACAGAATGATGACGATGACAACGAACGTGTCTTTACCGATCAGCAATTGGAGGATATGCGCGGCCACAGAATGAAGGATGTGGACGACATCGATCTCTTCGACGCCGACCAAGTGGCTATGACCGAGACGCTCGGTGATAACTGGTCGGGTCAGGCTTATAATGCCAATGAACTCTATAAGTCCATGATGATTACTCTATCCGGTCGGCCAGTGTGTTGGTGGCAACGGATAGTTTATGAGCTGGCGCACTCGCCGGATCAAACGCTGTCCCGCCAGCTCGTGGCGCGTCAATTACTCAACTTGGTCAAGTTCATCCAGAACATTGAAGATGATCAACTGGAAATCGTTGGCGATAAAACCTATGGCGATCTCAAGCGCCCGCTGGATTCGCCACCGGAATTCAAGGTCGAAATCTAAGTAATTGCGCCAGCAGGTGAAAGGATAAGCCTGCTGGCGCTTTACTGCTCCCCAGCACAACTACTCATCAGGATCGCAGATCGTCAAGGCTGGCCGTGCCATTGGCCTGCGATTGATCGCGTCAGATATTATCTTGAATGTCTCTTTATGTGGTTTTGAGTCCACGGCCTGATGGCAATTAACACACGTGAGAGCGGCGTGCATCCACTCCTCTTCGGTCTTAAGGTATCTACTGCGGCGAGAGTGCGCCCAGGTTAAAGCCCAGTTCTTTAGGCAGCCAGGCAGTTTTAGCTCGCACTCCTGCGGCCAGCCCTGCTCGATGAAGAGCCGCTTGAGTTTGGCATTCATCTCCTGCCGCTTGCGGGTGCGGGGGCCTGCCTTATTTATCGTAGACCTGCGCACGGCGTTGGGCCAGGATGCGCTGGAGGTCGCCCCGGTGGTTGTCCTGTTGGGGTTTGGCGCGCTTCAGGGATGCCTTTTGCGGAGCCCTGGAGGCCCTTGGGGCGCGTTTTGTGGGCTTGGGAGGCATAGGAGTGCGAATATGGGGGGTCGAGCGTTTTACGGGGATTTTAGCGCCCTCGCTGCGGAATTGGCTCTGGCGCTGGCGGATGGACTGCTGGCGGATTTCCTCCAGGTCGTCCTCGGAGAACTCAGGGGATGGTTGATCCTGGGTGCTGTGCTCTTCTAGGACCTCACGCTCGCGCTCGGTGACTTGCTCGGCGAGGTCTTGATTCTCATTAGCCTCTCCAAGAGCTACTGCCGGATTCTCGTCCTCTTCTAGCATTTCATACCACCTGGCGATGGATTCCACCGCTTCCTGGATGTCCTGCTTGAGGTTCTTGCTGCCGCGCACCCCGGCAAACATTAACTTCTTGAGGGCATGTTCTTGGGCGGGATGCCATGGGCCAAATAGTTCGGCGATCTTATAGAAGTCCAGCTTGCGGCCTGCAAACGTGCGGTAGTAGTGGCTGTGCTTCATGATTACGATGTCTTGGCGAATTCTCCGTGAAGTTCTTCTGCCGCCATGCAATATGCGGCATGAGCTGATTGAATATCGTCGAAATATCCGAGGTTCTTGTGGACTCCATTAACATCTATTTGAGCTACCCATTTTCCTGCTCTGTGATTTCTGGTAACTCCTTTTCTGCCTGAAGTGTTAGTTTTTAACGGGCCTCGATGTTGTGTGTTCTGGGCATGTGTAGCTACTCTGAGGTTGTATTTCTGGCAGTTGAGTCTGTCTTCGTCGCGGTGGTCAACCTCCATTCCAGGTGGTTCGCCCATGATGAAGCGATGGAGATATTGCATGCCATGCTTTCCGTCGCGCCTGGCATATTTGCTGATGTTTCGCATGGCATATCCAATTTTACCAAAGCACCACTTGTATTGCATTACACGGTCGTAGTCCTCATCGTCAACTAGAGCCACCTTGCCTTGAGTGAGTGGGATTGTTCTCACGGATTAGTCTCGCAACCAATTGGAAAGATAAAATCCCCGATATAGACCCCCTGGTGAATAGCGGCATTGTAGTCCGTCACTGATGGGCGTGTTCCGTGGCGGTTCTGATGGCGTCTGTTTCCATCGTGCAGATTCATATCAAGGCCCCTGGCGGCGTTGAGTTTGATGATGTCGCTGGTAGTTAGGCGGGTCTTGATCATGATATTGTCACCATAAATCCTGTGACCTTGAAGAGCGGATTTTTACGACCGCTCTTGAGAAGCTTTGGAAATTTGTTGGTAGTGTCGCTCCATTCGTATCTTTTACGCAGCTCATCAAATGCTGGGTGGCGCTCAATACGAACATTCTTGGTCTTCACGCGAAGATGGGTCGCTTTGGCCTGCGTGTTTGCAGGGTGGGTGAGGCTGGGCCGTATGAGTGGATGTGGTTTTTCTTGACCGGCTGGAAGTAATAGCCCGGAGGCTGGCGATAAAGCGTATGACGGCTCACGCCTAGTGGTCTCCGGTGGCCGAAAACCTCCGGGCGCTTGCGGCTTAAGCGGCCACTGCCTCCACTGCTCTTACCGAAGGGGTTGCGGGCGGGTTCCGGGTTGCCACCTGGACCTTTGGGGTTGCCCCTGTGTTGGAACAACCCCATGGCTCCAGCCAACATGGCTAAGAACTTTCCGATTGACGCTACTGCTTTCATGAAATTAGCGAGCCACCACTGCGCAGGTTGCTCGGTCTCGCTCCAAACCAAGGAAGGTTTTAGGCGGCGGGTGGTGCCGTTGGTGTGGCAACCACGTCCACGGGAGGGGCGGCCTTTTGGTCCACTGGTGGAACGTCCACGGGAGGGGCCGGAGGCGGAGGAACGCTCACCGCAGGGGCGGCCTGGATGGTGGCCAGCACGCTGTTGAGGTGGAACGTCTCGTCTGGTGACAGTGGTTTGCCGAAGGCGGCAATGGCTTCGTCGTCCTTCGCAAGGGATGCGTTGGAGGCATCGAGTTTGGCTTGCAGGTCGGCTTGGGCCTTCTTGGCCTCAGTAAGTGTTCCTGGGTCGACTTTGTTGGCGTTGACGGCGGAGGTGAACGCCGCGATGAGGGCTCTGATGATGTCGTAGGGTGGCATGGTTTTTCTGGTGGTTTACGGAGGGCCGGGATTGGCCCATCCTGTTTTAGTTTATGGTATCAACAAAGTAGGAGGAGATACCCCGAAATTATTTCTCCATTTCGTCTCGCTCTTCGTCGGTGTATGAGCTGCACGCTACTGCTCCAACGGCGACAGCCTCCCTCATTCGCCTTACGTTAGAGGAAGCGGCGGCGTAGGCTTTCTTGACATTACCGGGCTTGAATGGGGCGGCGGCGGCAATGGGGATTCCGATATTGGAGGCGGCGGCGAAGGCGTCCTGGTTGGCCCCGAGGTAGGTGAACTTCCAGTTGTAGTCCTTTTGCTGACGCTCGATCATTGCCCTTATTTGGTCGCCCGTGAACTCATGGGAGGAGTTCTCCAGTCCATCGGTCACGATGACGAATACTACCAGTCCGGGGCGGTCTTCTTCCCGCATTTTTGCCAGCCGGTCTCCCGCCTCGTTGATGGAGCGCCCAACCGCATCAAACAGGGCGGTCATCCCGCGTGGGACAAGGGTGTATTTCGGGACATTGACGATTTGGATGCCTTTGTGAACGAATTCGTAGGATGTGTCGAATTGCACCAGGGTTGCCAGACATTCGCCGGACTGTTTCTTCTGGTCCTCGATGAGCTGGTTGATGCCATTGCTGGCTTCAGTGGCGCATGAGTCCATACTGCCGCTGCGGTCGATGATGATGGTGAGGTCAGTTAGGTTTTGTTTCATATGATTTGTAGTTGGTGTTATTTGCGGTAGATCAGCATGATCAGCATAGTGACCAGTGAGCCGATGGCGTAAGAGATTGGATTCATATCGTTGGTGGTTGAAACCATTTTCCGGGTCCGGTGCCCTGTTCTGCGCTGGTTACCCAGAGTTGGTCACAGCCATCAAGAAAGACCTGAAGTTGGACCACGGAGAACTCGCTGGCTGGTTTATCCAAGACTCGAACGATCATCGCCGGGAAGACATCTCCTTCGTGCGCTGCGTTTCCCATGCTGTAGGGTGTTGCGGATACCGTCCGATTATGTTGAATGGTTTTAAGGTCACTATCACGAAGCGTATAGTGAACAACCCTGCCGATGGATGGGATCATGACTTCTTGACTGTGATGGTGTAGTCGCCAAGGTGGAGGACGAACTCCGGCAGCCCGCTAGCCACGGCGGCATCACAGAGCGCCTGGAGATTGTGCTTGAAGGACAAGGTTGTGGACTTGTAGCTAAGTGCCTCCTTGAGCTTCCAGCCCGAGAAGAGCATTGGCTTGATGCGCAGCAGCTCGTCCTTCTCAATCTCGCTCAGCTTGAGGATGTCCTTGCTTTGGAGGTGCTCGGCCAGCTTGAGGGTGGAGCCCTCGCCGTAAACCCGGTCGATGGCCAGGGTGGCGTTGGTGAACAGCGCGGTCTTCTTTTCCTCGGCGCTCTTCTTTGATTCCAGTTCCTTGGTGGCCTTGCGCACGCTCTTCTTGCCTGCGGCCACTTCCGCAAACTTTTCCGGGTCCTGTTCTTGGAGCTTCTTAGCGGCGGCCACGGCGCGTGGGCTGGCCCCGGTCATCTTGGCGGCCTTAATGACTTTCTCGCCCTTAGGTCGCTTAACCTTTTTGTTTTTAGCTTTGGCGGCTTCCTTCTCGGCCTTCTCAAACTCCTTCATGGTCTCCACCAGCTTGGCGGCGGCGGCGGCCTTTTGGGATGGGGTCATGTGGCGTCGGGCCAGGTTGTGGGTGAAGATGAATTCCAGCGGGTCGCCTCCTTTGAAGCGGCGGGTGGGGATTTCATCTTCCGGGATTTTCTCATCCCTGGCCGCCTTGTAGCGGGTGCGACCGTCGAGGATTTTACCATCCAAGAGGACGATTGGCTGATTGCCGTCGAAGCCGTGTTGGCGAATGTTTTTTCGGATCGATCCGTAATCCTCGGGGGACGCCTCGGGAAAGATGGTGCTGAGTTCGTGTGCTTCCAGTTTATTTTGCATATGGTTTTTTGTTTTAGTGGTTTGCTTTTGCGGAGTCAATTTGCCTGCACGCTTGCATGTATCAAGTCTTTTTTTGAAGAAAATAAAACCCGCAGGTCTGGCGTGAGCTTGGAGGCCCTGGGTGAATAGAGATTCCACGGCACGGTGATTCCGTAGAGAATGGCTGTGGCGCGGTCTAGATTTTTAATCTCGGTGGCCTCTACCTGCCTCCAAAAATCATGATCTGGATGGACGGGGATGGCGATAGTAAAAGCCCCTTGGTATTTTGTTTTCAGGTCTCTTTGGTTGAAGTGGATCATGATGTAGCAGAGCGCTCCGAATTTAGCGCGCTTCATCATGTGCTCGATCTGTCGCGGGCGCTTGCGGTCGGTCCCATAGATGGGGTAGGAGGCTTGGCTGCACGCCTTGAGTTCCAAGATCAATTGTCTGCCAGAGCCAGCAATTACTCCCTCAAGGTCTGGTAGGGATGGCTTTGGCTGCCAGCGAGGAATCCCATGCTCGTCGTTCATCATCACTACCATTGTTCCGTATCGCCCAAGGGTTAGGATTCCCTGCTCCTCAAGTTTTTGCGCCCGGAAGATGACAAGTTGTTCCAGGGTCCTGCCCGTAATAGCATCACTCATTGCTCGGAACCCTGTTTTTAATAGAATCGCGGCGATTGTGTCTCTGTTCCATTCTTGTGGCCCATTTACAGTTTTCTGGCGAGTATCCTTTATTATTTTCAATCCTTTCGATGGTCATTCCGGGTGGCCTTGGCCCCATGTCCGCGTAGAAGTTTTCAAATGAATTCCATCGTTTACATACCTTAATACCCCTTCCCCCGTAGTCCTTATATGCAGGTTCATTTGGGTTATTGCATCTGTTTTTTATTCCTACCCATATAGAAAACTCAGGGTAGTTACTCATACCGTGGGTGGTGAAGTTCCTTCTTGCTATGTCGGCCCTTCTGCACCCGCAGCTCTTTGTCATTCCACGAACGAGGTGTAGTGTTAATACGTCCTTCTGTGTTCCGCAGTCACAAACACACCTCCATCTAGACGGCCTTGATTTAGGAATTGGAGATATCACAGACCACCTTCCGAATCTCATGCCGGATATATCCCGCCTCAATGGATGTAACTCATTCATGGCCGGTCTCCGCGCAGCATCGCCTCCCTGGCTGCCGGGAAGGCTTGGGCCACGCTCCACCAGAATTCCTGGGCGGACATCCCTGGGTCGCAGTTCTGGAACTCGATGGAGCCGTTACTGGGGTGGATCACGATATGGCCATCGCCGCAGTTCAGTGTCAGGTCTGCGTTGGCCTGCACGGTTGCCGGTGGTTCTGGTGGTGGGGTTGGCGGTAAGGTTGGGACATCAATCGTTGGAGTTGGCAGAACATTGGGGAATGGGGTGCTAGGTATTTCATGGAAGATGATGGTTGGCACCGGGGTCGCTATAGGCCGTTGAATTGGTTCCGGTGGAGGGATGCGGGTGGCGTCCCATCCCGAGATGAGGGTGTGGATGCCGCGATAGTTGCGGATGGCCTCCACCACACAAAGGATGATCAGCGCCAGGAAGATGAGCTGCACTATCCTGATGGCGGTGCTTGGCTTCTTTGGTGTAGGGTTGTGGTGGTAGTGATGGATGCTGTGTGGGTTTTTCATAATCCTTTGTGGTCTTTCATGTATTTGATGATCTGATCCATAATGTGGTTGCGAACCCGGCGTAAATGACGGCAACGAAAGCTATCATAGGGCTTGCGCACGCCGCGCCACCTCGGCAGTCGTCGCATGGTAAAGTCTGGACAGGTGCAGCTCCCTAGCCCCCCATAGTGAGTTACGTCCACGGAGTATGCCACCTCTGGCTGAGAGGATGACCAAATCCGATAGTGGCCTCTTCCGATTCGCTCCAGTCTTGCGCCTTCGAGGGTCTCTTCGGGAATGATGTCCTTGGTCGTAGTCATTTGCTGTAATCGACCTCCATGAGTGATCCGTTTAATCGCCCCGCTTCCCGGACGGGCGTTCTCGGCGCGCAGGGTGGGTTGAGGATGCGCTCTACTATGCCCATGTCACATTGACCTCCAGGTTGTAGCCGCGCGAGGCCCCCGCTGCGTGGATTAGGACCTTGATCGCTTCCTCGTAGTTCGGCTCCAGCATGGCCGTCTGGAGGTAGCCCTCTAACCGGATGTTGATCCGGGCATGGCCTGGCTCCTTCAGCTTCTCCACCGTCCAGGCTTGCTTGGTCTTGAAGGTTGCGGTCAGGACCGTATCCAACATCTCCGTTATCGGAGTGAGGATGACCGACTGCCAGCTCGTGATTGGTTTGTAGGGCATCTTCACCCGTTCCTTGTTGTCGCTCGGTGGGACAAGATTGAGTTGAATAGGGTGGGCCACTTGGGCCGAACCAATCCACCAGAGGATCGAATTGATCGACCAAATTACCGCCCCTCGCTTGCCAACAACCCGCCCGTGATCCGATGGACCCGGAACCATCGCTTCCACCTCGTAGAGGTCGGGTTGGTATCTCACCTGTGGATGCGGGGTGTTGATGGCTATGCCCTTCAATATCGCCAGGGTCGCCGCCACGACGGTCTGCTCCTTCGTCTTCGATGGCTCTTTGGTGATTGGCATTGGCTTTGGTTGGAGAAGTATGGCTCATAAGATTGGCTTCTGTCAATCGCCTTTGCTCGCTGCGCAGGAATAGGTATTGGAAGAATTTCATGATGACACCTCGTCGATGGCGCGGTTCTCAAACCGGGTGATCTCCCGGATGAAGGTCAGAAGCGCATGGCCCACGGGTCCATTACGCTGCTTGGCGATGTGGAGATCGGCCTTGCCTGCAACTTCTTTCCTTTTTTCCTCGTCCTCGATGTAGGCTTCCTCGCGATGGAGGAGCCCGACCACATCGGCATCGGCCTCGATAGCTCCGCTTTCCCGTAGGTCGCTTAGGCGTGGGACTCCGCCGCTCTCCCCTCGTTTAGCAGCCTCACGATTGAGTTGGGCCAGCACCACCACGGCGACGTTGTTTTCCTTGGCGATGTATTTGAGGTCTCGGCTGATCTCGGCTACTTCGGACTCCCGGTTGCTGCCCTTGTAGCGCTTGGTCCCACGAATCATCTGGAGGTAGTCGATCATCACCGCCTGGATGCCGAACTCCCGCACCCAGCGCCGGGTCACGGCGTTGATGTAGGCGGGTGTCGAGTCACCATGGTCATTGAAGTGCATGGGTGCGCTGCCAAAGTCGGAGGCAGACTTGGCTATGGCTCTGGAGTCTTTCTCGTTGATGACTCCAGTGCGCAGCGCCGCCCAGTTGATGCGCGCCCGTCCCATGATGGCCCGCTGAATCAGTTGGTTCCTGGACATTTCCAGGGAGAAGATGCCCACGGGGATTTTTAAGTTGATGGCGATGTGCTCCATGATATTCATGGCGATGGCCGTCTTCCCGATCGCAGGGAGGGCCGCGATGACGAAGACCTCCTTGCGTTGCAGACCATCGGTGAGCCGGTCAAGTTCCAAGAAGCCGGTGGAGATTCCAGTGATCTGCCCTTTGTTGTCGATGGCCTTTTGAATTTTCTCCACGGCGCGCAGGATGATCGCGCGGGTTGGCTCGTAGTCGTCCTCGGAATAGGTGTGCCTGGTGGAGATTCCCAAGAGGCGGGTTTCAAACTCCGCCATGAGTCCGATGGAGTCATCCTGCTCCTCATGGAGTCGGGTGGCAAACTCGGTGGCGACCTTAATCCCCTCGCGGAGAATATATTTCTCGATGAGGATTTCCAAGTAGGCCGGGGCGTTATGGGCGGTCCCAAGGCGGGTGGAAATCTGGGTGATGTAGGCCGCTCCCCCGGCTTGATCGAGTTTCTTGCGATCGTGCAGGAGCTGGGTCACGATGATGAGGTCGATATCCTTGTTGTCGTCCCAGAGTTCCATCATGGCCTCGAAGATGATCTGGTTGGCGGTGAGATGGAAGTGCTCTTTGGTGATGGATTTTTCCTTGAACAACGCTCCAACCTCTCGCGGGGCGAAGAGGAATGAGCAAAGGGCTCCCTGCTCAGCCTCTGGGGATTGAGGGAGGATGCGCTGGATGTCGGGCAGTAGTTTTGGCTCCTGCTTGTGGAGGTTGGCCTTGCCTCCGTTGGTGGACTGTTTGGTGGTGGTTTTGCGGCGTGGTGATGGCGGTAGTTTCATAGGTCGTAGCTTCCGGTTTTTAACCAGCGCTCAAACTGGCTCTTGATGATTGGGTTGGATGCGGCGTTTTTCCAGTGCGGGTAATCCTTGCGGGCTTTCTCGGCTGGGTGAGTGGCGATGAATTCTGGGTAGCGCTCCCATCCGGCGCTGGGGTCTTTCTTGGGCTGCGTGTGTGCAGGTGATTTGGCGATCCTGGACGCGAGTTTATCCCACTCCCACTCGAAGCTCTCCCAACTGAATTCAAGCATGGTTCTCACCACAGTCATGGCAAACTGCGGCCTCTCAGCAATTCGCTTGAGAATAGTGGCCTCGGTATATTGGTCGAGTTTCTTCTTGCGAGATTTTTTAAATGCAGCCCAAGCGGTCTTGAATTCAGGGAGGTCCATAAATGGGAATGGTTTGATTCCTGTTTCTGATTCAAGGAGGAGCGGTTCCATATCAACCTTCTTACCTTTCTTTTTCACTACTACCTCCCCTTTGTTATCTTCTTTGTTATCAGACCTTAATAGGGACTCATGGTTTCCATGAAGGCTGTCTTCTCCTTTTTCATGAAAGCAGGGTTCATGTTTTCCATGAAGGCTGCTTTCATTTGGGATTACCCGAAGAACCCTGTTTCTGCCATCAAAACTGAGTGTTTCTACGCGCTTTAATTTACGGAGATCAGTGATCATGTTGGCCATGGTTCCTTCTGACACTCCAAAGAATTTGGCTAGATAGGCGTTATCGGCAGTGCATCCACTTGGACCCTTGCTGAGGCTGTCAATTTCAGCAATCAGCATTTTCTGTAGGGGCGTCAGAGATTGATCGAACCACAACTCTTTTGGTATCCATATCCCCTTAAAATCGCGTTCTGGTTTGTCGCTCATACCCGCAACCTCGTGAGGATGGCGAAGTCAGACAGCTCACTCTTGGATAGCGTAAGCGCCCATCCACTAGACATGAATATGATGTCGTCCTTGATTCTGGATACCAACTCTGGGTAGTTCGACTGTGGCGCAAAAACTACTGTTTGACCCTTATCTAGCGCCTCCTTAAGGACCGTTACTTCATTCAGGCTCATTCTTTCCTTCTACCCTCAGCTCTGCCGCCCCGGTCGAAAAGCGGGCACCGTGGACCCACGAGACGACAGAGCTGAAGATGGAAGTTGAATGTTTCACGGTTCTGGGACTGCCGTTTTCGACGCGGCAAGTGAAATCTGCCCAGACTTGACCGGGATGCAAGAGAATTTTTTAACCGCAACAAACGAAAGGACCATATGACACTGAAAGAACTACTTGAACAAGCAACGCCGCTGCCATGGAAGGTTGATGATCCTGTCTTGCGTAGATTCTTCGCCAATATCGAGCCTGGACATACGAATGAATGCTGGGAGTGGAATGGTGGAAGAAATAAGGATGGTTATGGCATATTCTATGCCTCCAAAAGGGATAAATGGCTGGCCCATCGATTGGCCATGGCAGTGAATCTTGGGCTTAATCCTGGTCGGATTTGTGTGCTGCATAAGTGTGATAATCCGCCATGTTGTAACCCTGCACATTTGTTCCTTGGGACTCGTGGCGACAATGTGGCCGACTGCTGGGCGAAAGGACGGCGCATCCACCCGATGATGGGGCGCTGCATGATGGGGCATCTAATAGCAGGTAAGAACGCCATTATTTGGAAATGCTCGCGCTCGCAGCGCGGCGTGCAGAGGAAGTGTAGAATCTGTTATGAGCGGACGCGGGCCAACCGTAATAAGAAGCGACGAGAATTGTATAAAGCTAAAGCCGAAGCCAATAACCCACAGTAAACAACGAAAGGAAATCAAATGATCGAACCAACTAGAACGAACAACATCCATGGCGGAGAGCAGCGATTGTATTTTTTCCCCAACGGATATGGAGCATCCGTTGTCCGACACTCCTTCTCGTATGGCGGTAATTGCGGACTTTGGGAGCTGGCGGTTATCGTCGGAGACGCCGACTCCTGGAGTTTGAACTACGACACATCAATTACTGATGACGTGATTGGTGATTTATCCGAAGAGGAAATACAGGGTCTACTGGAAGAGATTCAGGCGCTTCCATCAACGAAAGGAGTCGCAATATGATACGACAACTACTGTGCCCCAAGTGTGGCCTCAGACCTACGCTGGTTTCCGCAGAGGATGTGGTCGAGGGATGGAAATTCCGCAAGGTTCTCGGTGTGGCCCACAAACCAAAGGACCTGCACATCACGGTCAGGACAGAGAGCAAAGTTACTAATATCGATGTGGATGTCCTGTGCTGCGATCTGTGTAATGCGGCCATCCCTGATGGTAGCGATGCCTATGCGCTGACCATGTGGAGGGATGAACCGGAGCCAGAGCAATGGGAAGATGAGTATTTAGACTTAACCAACAAATGAAAGGACCAACAATGAAAACCGACAACCTATCAAAGAAAGATCAAGCCACTCAAGCCATAATGGAGATCGTAGTGCGTGGGCTGAATGAGCTACCTGCTGGTAATAGCCGGGATGAGATGAACGACCCGGATCACAATCTCAATCCCGGAGCCATCATGATCGACATCGATGGTGATTTTGATGTCGTAGTCATAGACCCGAGCTGTATGAGCAGCTCGGGTGGCAAGGACGCGCTGGCTGAGAAGATGAGTGAATTCATAAAAGAGCATCGCATCCAGGCCGTGGCCTTAATGTCCCCAGTGTGGATGAATAATTTCTACAACAAACTTACCGAAGCCGAGCGGGAGGATGTTAAAGGAATGGACGAAGACCAGACCAGTGAGTTTATCGATCGTATTAGGCGAGAACGGATCGCCAAAAACCTAGGAGAGGAACCAGACAGCGTGGAGTTGATTACGATCTGGAGTGTGGACGCGGAGGCTGGATCGATCATTATGGCCCCGATTATCCGCAGTCAGGATAAATCACCAAGCGTTGGACGATGGGATACTATACCAAATAGCCAGCAGGATCGCTTTATGCCGTCCCTGCAAGCAGCTCTCAAGGCGGTGCAAACAACCAAATGAAAGGAACAAAAACCATGAATATCAAACTACTACGCAAGGTGCAGAAGGAAATCCTCAAGGAACCCAGGAGGTTCGATATGCAATCCTGGTTTGAGAGAAATTCAATATCTCCATGTGGGACCACTGCCTGCATTGGTGGTTTTGCCGTGGCCCTAAGCAATAGGTGGACCCGCCTTAAAAGGGGGGAGAGATTAATGAATGTTGAAGGCAGAGCGACTATATACTTGGACATAGAAGGATTTATGGGACCTCGTTTGTTCTTTATATCTAATTGGCCGGAGAGACTCAAGTATGCGTATTTAACCGCAGGCAGTCCATTGAAACGCGCCAAAGTGGCGGTGAAGCGCATCGACCTCTTCATTAAATCGGGAGGAAAAGAGTGATGAGAGATCAACAGGAACAACAGAAGGACGAAATTAAGGAATTTTGCGAGGAGATGTCTCGCATGTTCGGTGTTCCTATCCTACGGCTTGGAGACTTCTCGTGTTTTGCTGGAATGCAGGCAGCTAAACTAGATACCGCTCTGCGCGCCTGCACCCTCCTCCAGGCGGTCAAGCACTGTATGATGTTCCATTACATCCATGATGATACTATGGTTAAGGAGGTGCTCGAAAAACACGGAGCTGCATCCGTGCAGCTATTAGCCAAGATGGCCCAGGATGCCGCAGATGAGGCACTAGACAGTAACCAAGAAAGGATAAATTATGAAAAACGTCCCCGTTAATGTGGTAGTGCAGCACCTCAACCAGCTTCGGCTGGAGTTTGAGAATGAAGCGGACCAGCGAGCTATTGGATTACTATTTCCAAAGCTGGATCGCCTGGTCTACGCCCTGGAATTCTATGAGGAGGCCCATCCCTTGATTGATGCGGCCAGGCCAGAGAGAAGGAAGAGTAAGAAGCGCCGCAGCAGGAGGAGGAAGTCATGAACTACTTTCTCTATTCTCTGTCCTGCTTGCTACTCGGTGGTCTTGCTGGGTTCGCAACCGCAAAATTAAGGCAGCCAGTGTGGGTCGCCATCTTTGTGGCGTCTATTATTGGGATGGCGCTGAGTTTGGTCTATATGAAGATCGTGAGCACGCCATGAGCACGCCATCTACCTTCCGTGAATTGGCGGAGAAGTCCACCCAAGAGGCGGCGTCTTCTAGGCGCGCCTTCCGTGGTCTGACCATAGCATGCCTCTGTTGCAGTATATTGGAGTCCACTGTGGCGGCGTTTACGCCCTGGCCGTTCAGTTTGTTCTTCGTTGTGTGGTCCCTGATCTTCCTGTGGATGGCCAGGGATAGTTACAACAAGGGGGTTTACTGGGAGCAGACCTTCCTCAAACACCGTCAGGAGTCACTGGACCTGGCCAAGGAGTTTGAATCATAAAAGAAAGGAGCAATTATGCCAAACAACTCAATTAGAGAGCAGTTCTATGCCGATCTTCAGGTCATGCGGGATAAATATCCCATGGTCTACATCGAAACATGGTGTCCCGATGATTTCGCCCATCCTGATGGCGATCTCGATGAGGGTGATGCGGTCGATTGGAAGGATGATAAATGGGAGGATGTGGCCGAGCTTCTATTCAGGAGGTTCGATGCGAACAATGGAACCAACTGGATGACGATCCAGTATACTGTGGAGGAGGCTGGCCATTAAAACGCCCGTAGATCGCTTGGGACCCCTAGTCCGCTACCCTGATACCTTTTGGGCGTTAGGGTGGCCTTGGCGGTCAACGTCGTGCGTTTGCGGGCCTATTAAGAAAGGAGTCAAACTATGAAAATCAAACCATCATCTGATTTAATCGAGCAAGCTATCATCAAATATCCATTTGGCCTACGGGTTGGAAGGGGTAGGAAGGTTGTTGCTGTTGCCTCGATTCAGGAGGCTCAGCTAGCGTGGGAGCGCTATCGAGACGAGCGATGCCTTGGAGCTAGTGAGTCTCCGCGCGTAACAGTTGTTGATCTCAATAGCGGAAAGACAGTCGCGCACATTAGTTACAATGGACGCGCTTGGAGGACTGATCCCCGCAAACTCGGCGCTAAATTGGAGGAGATTCTCCCCATTGATGGGCCATCGCCTCCGCAATACCAGTGAGTGTGATGCTACGGAGCTGTCCTCGATCGGCTGATGGAGGCATTTTATGGATGCGTGCTTCACGTCCAGACACGATCTTGGTTGGTGTGAGTAGTGGAAGGTTATTGAGCCAAAGGCAGGTCGCTTTGGTTTCTCCGTGGCCGAACATCCATGGTTGGATGATCTGATCTGGCTTGCGGTATCGCGTGGACATAATTCCAACTGGGTTCTCGATGGCAATGCGTGGGATTGGGGCATTAACGAGCGCCATGAAGAACTTAATAGCCTCCAGTTGTTCATCCTTCTTTCTCTTAAACCAACGCGCCCCGCTGACACAAAGGTGTGTGCAGGGAGGGAAGGCGAGCATCATGTCCCATGGGCCTCCTGCGTTTGTTCCACACAGGATTCCATTTAGGATATTATCAAGAATGTGCCGCCCAGTAATTGGAGAAGTCGATTGAATTATATCACACGACCAAGCATCGTGCCCTCTGGCCAAGAAGGCATCTCGCACTACGCCGCTGAATTCGCAGGCAATCAGGACTCTCATTAGCCGATCTCCGCATCCCAATGCCGAGCCCGCTGATGTTGGAGGCGCTTAAGCCCCATACAGCGGGCTCCCAGGCTCTTGCCCAGGAGGGGCTCCTCTCCGCACTGCATGCACAACCCGGCTTCCAGGCGATCAGCAGTGCGCTGGATGCGGCTCCGGTCCTCATGAGCGGGGATCGGAGCTGTGGGCTGTGGCATGCCAACGTGCAGGTGGATGAGGTATCCCTTGCCATCGCAGGACGGGCATAGCATGCGGCTGTTACGGGTGTTGAAGGCGTGCAGGGTGGTGTAGCCGTTGAAGCACTTGGCCGGGCAGGGCTGGAACTCGTCTCCGTGGATCATAACACAATCGCGTAAAGGACTTCGTATTGGTAGACGCCACCAAGCCGATACAGCTTGGTCGATAGGACGTTACCTGGGCATAAGGCGGTAAAGAAGCTGTCGAACTTCATTTCGATGTCCTCAAGCGTCGAAGCCACAAATATCTTCAGCCTGGTTACTCTCATGGCTTATATTGGTTGACCTTCTCCAGGATCGCCTCGATCCGCTTGCGCATGTCATGGAGGTTGCCGAAGCGGTTCTCGCAGTAGCCCTTCAGCTCTAGCAGGAAGTCCACGTCATTATTGCCTGATACCTTTTCGGGCATCTTGCCCAAGAAGTCACGGATCAGTGAGCATCGTCCGGCTATATCCACCAGCTCTTGCTGCATCCTGGCAATGTGATCGGAGGTTCCAGACAGGCATCCACAGGCCATGGCTGCTAGATCGCGCTGGGACGGCTCCGGCTTTTTGGTTTCCGCTGGTTTCTTGGCCATTACATCAATTGCCTCTCGGCGTCACAAAGGAACATCTCCGCAGCCTTGAAGCGCGCAGCAAGGTCTCCGGCTCCCCATGAGAAGCGACGGGTGCGCCCGTTGGGATCAAGGATGGTGCCCACGATTTGGACCGAAGCGAAGTGTTCGCTAAGTTGTCCACTGAGGCTGCTGATGATTCTACATGCCTCATCGTCTACTTGGCGGGGTGTGCGTGGATGTTTTAGTGGTCCTGAGTTTTTCTTCATTTGGTCTTTCATAAGGTATGTGTATCAATGTCCCGGTAGGCGTTTAACCTCCTCGTCGGAGATATCGATACATGGAGGCTCTGGTTCCATGGGTGGAAGGGTCTCAGGATCGTAGCGCAGTGGCTTGGGATGACTGAGGATAAGTGGCCTAAATGGTTTGATCCTAAAGAGCTGACGCCAGTGATGAGCATCGACGTTAATTAGATGAACCTCGTCCAAGCCATGGCACGTAAATACGACAAAGGTGTTACGCTTCTGTTCGTCCTGGCGGATGCTAACTGCTGGCCTGGCTCCGCAGTGCTGGCATACCCAGTCATGACGCATGAGGGCATCCTTGATGTCGTCGTTAATTGTGATCATCGGTCGCGCTCCCTGATGTGCTTCTCGTCGCAATAGCGATCGTAGTCTCTTTCCGTGGCTAGTGGGTTATTCCATGGCGCAAACGGATCGTCGCTGTGCATGGGATTGTTCCAGGGTTTGAATGGGTCGTCCCGCTCTGGTTCGTCGTTCCAGGGCATGAATGGATTGTCGTTAATGAAGTTGCTCATGGTTTTGGTAGTTTTCGGACGAGCTTTCTCTCCAGCCACCGACACTTGATCGGCTTGTGGTTGGGGCTGTCGGCAACCACCCGCTTGGTGTTACGGGGGCGCACGAATGGGATCATGGTTTTGCGGCCATGCTTCATGGGAAGGAAGTCAGCGACTATGCCGCGTAGCTTTCTTCCGTTCTGCTCTATATAGAAGTGGTCTCCTGGTGATAGTTTGGCCTGGCTCATTCGATCCTTTCGTAAAAGTTGAATTTGGCGAAGTATCTCGATCCACCAGTGACATTGGACGCCCTGCACTCTTGGTTGATCTCCACAACTGCAATGCAGCCCTTGGGGGTATCAAGAATCGCGCCGTTGTGGATGAGTTCTTGCAAATACTGGAATTCATATCCAGTGACCTCGATCTGTTGAGGTTCGTATTCGTGAGCGTAGAGGCGAGAGACTATCTTGCCGTCTCTTATTTCCGCAAAGCGTTCAACCTCGCGCATTTTGAATGGCTTCAGTTTTGATAGGATGTAATCAGCTACTGATGTGCTCATGGCTTATATGGTTCGATAGACCAGCCGACCAGGATACGGATCAGCCAGATTTGGAAGTGGTTGAGATGGCCGTCGAAGCGGCAGCGCCACTTGCCCTGGGTGTCGTTGTGGAATGTTATCAACCATGTTTGCGGCTTTGGCGGATCGATGGATATAGAGAGTAGATTCATGTAAGCAGTATTGAGTTTGGATCGATGTAGTAAAGAGGGCCTCCGGTGGTTGTGCATGCTTTGTAGGCAAGTATCCTAAACCAGGATAGAAATACATGGATGGCTATGACAACGATATCGTCATCGAGGAAGTAACATCCCTCTTTCTTACTTGGTAGCCAGCGATAGCGATAGATGGGCTCCATTTAATCCTCCTCCTTTGGGATGTCGCTCTCGGCCTCTTTGAGTTTCTGGACCAACTCTTCGAGCGTGGAGTCCGTGGCATAGGCATTGCCGTTCATGAAATGGATGACGCCCTTGACCTCCTTGCGCTGGCGCTGGTCAATACTGGATGCCTCCACTACCATGGTGATGGCATGGATGCTAATAGCTGCCCGGAAGTCTCCGTTGGGGTCGGTGGGGTGGATGATAACTACTTCTATGGTCTTCATTTTTTGTCGGCCCTTTCTTGGGCGTGTTGATCGCTATAGGAACCGCTGTGGTAGCGTTGGTTTAGTTTCTTGAGGTTGGCTAGTAGGCACTCTTCTCTAGTAATCATTAGTCGGCGGCGCAAAGCCTCCATGTAAAACTCCATATCGCCGAGTTCCTCGATGACATTCTCTCGATCAAGGCATTTGCGGTAGATCACCACTTTCTTGATGGCATCAATGATTTCTCCGGCCTCGCCTGCAATCCCAATGGCGGCGTGCATTACCTCCATATCTAAGGCGGTGACTTCCTCTTGCATTTCTCGACCTCGTTTGAAGAGTTTGGCTACTAGGTCGGCGTGTTGGTCGTTGAGATTCATGTATTGATCGGGCGTTGAGCTGCGATGGGGTTACCTGGGTTGCAATCAAGTTCGCCTTCCTGGAGGGCGGCCAATAACATGGCGTCCCTGCGGAGGATGCGGATGGCGGCCTTGAAAAAGGAGTCGATATCCAAGTTAGAATCGCGCTCAATGACTAGGATGGCGTTGAGGTAGGCGGGTGTGACTTTGATGCGATAGGCGTGGTAGGCGCGCTGGCGCTCGGCTCTTTCCCGCTCTGCGACTTCCTCGGCTGTCTCCTGATGTGGTGGTTTGGACTCCGTTTCAGGTGGTTTGGGATCGGGTGGTCGGTTCTTGTCGAGTTGGTGTTGCTTTTCGGCTGAGTTCATGATTTGTAATGATTCAAGTTGGCAATAGGGGCAGTTGCTGTTCTCTGGGTAGTCATGTTTGCAGTATCTGAGGTTGCTCACTTCTTCTTTCCTTTCTTTTCGTGGATGTGGGCGTGGGCGATGGCAATCATACGGGCCTCGGTGCGGATGTCCTTATTAGGATCGTCCATGAATGGCTTGGATCGCTTCTCGAAGAGGATATCGATCTCCTCTTCGGATAGCTCTTCCAGGGTCCTGCCTTTGTATGATGGGCTCTTAACGACCCTGAGTCGATACGTCTTCCAGTCAGGCGGAGGTGGCGGCTCAACAGTGAGTCCTGGGATGGCGTCCTCTTCCGTGGATGCCGGAACTTGCTTCGAGGATGCCCTAGGATTGCTTGGTACCCCCTTTTGGCTACCAGACACTGGTTTTGGGTCCAGAGGGGCCTTGGCGGGGCTTGTAGGCTCAGCGCGGGCCATGCGCGATGGAGTCTCTTTGATGTAAATCGCCTCCAAGTCCAGCTTGAGGTCGGAAATCTCCCCGTGGAGCCTCTGGCGATTGGCGTCGGTGATGTCCATGTCCAGCTCCTTCTGTTTCTCCTCGATCATCCACCGGATTCGCTGCTCTTCAGTGGCGGTGTTGAGTGGGCTGGCGGGGGCCTTCGATTTCTCCATGGCCTCACGCCGGATGATGTCCTCGGTTTCATCCTCGGAGTAGATGCCCGCGATAAGGGCGGGCTCCACCAGCCTCACGCCTTCGGAAACAACACGGGCGGTGAGCATCTGGCGTGGGGATGCCTTCCAGTTATCCTTGGTGACCTGTTCCCATTCTCCGCTTCCTTCCTTGGTCTCCTTCCAGGTGAGCGATAGGCCCTTTTCTTCAGCATCAGCATAGGTGCGGATGATGAGGGCTTCTCCTGACCGGCTGAGTTCCGAGATTTTCTGGATGAGCGCGATTTTGGCATCATCGCTCACCTCGGGATCAAGGAGATCGCTTTGCAGACTGAATCGTTCGATCGCCCGCTTGCGTGCCGCGTCGTCCACCACAACTCCCTTGCGGAAGAATGTCGCGGCTACCATCTCGTCTGAACGATAATGCCAGATGATGTTTCCTCCCTTGCTTTCAAACTCCCCCTGCATGGCATCCGCCCGCATGCTTGGGCGTCCCTGGATCATGTGGTAGCGCCGCAGGGCGGTGATTGGATTTAGACCCTCGGCCTGACAGAGCATCATCAGGGTGATGGCCTGGGCCGGGGTCTTGATCCCGAACATCTGGCTGCTGGCGATGTAACCAGCAACTTTTTCGAGTTGGGCAAAACTATCGATCTCGAAAGGATTGCCCGTGGTAGTTAATTGCTCGCTCATTTGTCTAGGAATTCGTCGAGTTCGGTTGTTGGCTCGTTTAATCCCTTGGCTATTCGCCGTAGGACAGTAACTACTGCCGTGAGTTCTCGGCGTAGGTTCTTGGGCTGAATACTACCTTGTCCGCGAGCGCTGTAATTGACGTTCAGTGAATGAAGGACGGTTCTGGCGGTATGAACGCTGATCTTGTGAGCAACAGCGAAATCAATGAGTTGGTATCCCTTATCGAACTTGCGCTGCAATTCCTCCTTCTGTGGTTGTAGCTCGAAGGCGAGCTTGAGTAGACTTTCGTGAGTTTGTTGATTTCTTGGCATATTGGTTTTTGGTGGTTTGGTTATTTGCTTTTGGCTGAGTAGATAGGTGATTCGGTGATGAGCACGCCTGGAAGTTGAACTCCGGTGCCATGGAGGTAACGGATTTGTCGGAGGTCTGGCTCCAGCCGAACGCAATCGGGGCGCGCTTTGTAAAGTGCATATCGAGCACCTGGATATTGACCTCCATACGCCTCATGCCTCCTTTGGCGGCCTCTTGGCGCTTGAGTTCTTCGAGGCGCTGGCGCTCGATGTCGGCCTCGCGCCGGGCCTGTTCGGCATTTTCCAATTCGAGTTCGGAGGCGAGCTTCTGCTTCTTGGTCTTCGCGGCGTCCACCTTGGCTTGGGTGGCTGCTTCCTTCTCGCGCTGTTCACGATCGAGGCGGACCTGCTCATCGTGGATAGCCTTGAGGCGTTCGTTTTCAAACTGGCCTACATGTCTGTCGAGTCTGACCTTCTCCTCGGCGAGCTTGTGGCAATGTTCCTCGGCAATGCGATCGATCTCTTTGCCAGTTTTGTAGAACGGCTCCTTGATGGCCTTGCGGCTCTGCTCTACGGCCTTGAGGTGCGAGGCAATATCGGAGGCGACGGCAATGGCGGTGTCGCGCTCCTCGATGGTGTCGATGACGGTGATGGCCCCGGATGATTCGAGGAGCCGCTTCTTGATGAGTTCTCCCTCGTTGGTGAGGGTGATCTGAAATTCCTCGGGGAGGGTTGGGGCGACGATAAGCGACTTTGATTTGGTCATTGGTTTTTGGTGTTTAGTTCTTCACATTCGTCTGAAGCGAAAGGCTTGCAAGTGATTTTTTTGCAGACCCTCCGCGCTGTGCTCGTTTCGCGTTCTTTTCGATGCGCGCCCAGTAGATGTGACTGCGCCGGTCCACGTCCCGCAGGAGGATGAGGAGGGCACCGCAGGCCACAGGGTCAAAGGCGTTAGGCGACATGCTGTTTATCGGTGTCATCGGGGAGGTTGAGGAATCCAAGTTGCATAGCCCTTACGGTGACGTGGTTTTCGCAGTCCAGCAGGTGGTTGTCCTGGTGCAGCTCCACCCAGGCCCACTCCACCCTGCCTGTCTTTTTGTTTTTCTGCTGGCGCTTCACGCGGCTATTCATGTGGCGTGAGTATTTTGGATGCACATTGACGGTCGTGTGCCAAATGGTCGGCTTGGCATAGCGCAAGGCGCTGACGTGATCGCTGAACCGCGATTTATTGAAGAGCACATAGGCGCAGCGCTTGAGGGTTCTGGATTCCCATCTACTGCCCAACATTGGGTCCCACCATTTCGTATCAGAAAACTCACGTTTTACCTTGGTGCCGCCTGGTCCAGGATGATCAAATAGTTTGGTGTCTGATCCCCAGATGCCACGCCAGTCGTGCTCGACGATCCGTTTGGCTACCTTGGTCGGGTTCTTGGCCATATCGAGGGTGACGTTTTTGCCGTCTACTCCATATTCCTTTTGCAATTCCACAATGTCGTTATCGGTATCCACGAAGTCGGCGGTCAATAGCCAGCTCTGGCCATTGGGGTATTTTGAGGATGGGCGTTGGAATCGGCGGATCAAGACCCAATATCCTCGCACCTGGACATCCACCGCCATGAGTGTCACGGTGTCTTCATCGTTTTGGGGAATCGTCAGGTCGGTGATCGCCTCTAATGGCACCTCCTCGAAGTCGTAGGCTTGCGATTCGTCCCAGGGTTCCGCCAGCCAGCCGTTGACGAAGTTCTGCAACTGGGAGCGCAGCCCCTTGGCGACCAGGAATTTGACGGCAATCGCCCCGAGGGAGGTTTCCTGGGAGAGGATGGAGTAGAGGGAACTGAGGTGGTAGCCGATGCGGCCAGACTCGGAGCGGTGATTAGACGGCCTCCACTCTCCTACCTGAAGCATGTCCTCACGCTCGAAGTCATGGATCATTCCTCCGCACTCCTGGCACTTATAGAAGGCGTTGGCTCGCGCCTTCTTGAGGTCCCACTCGCCATCGGTCATAGCCTCCTTCTCGTCCTCATGCCACCAACGCACGCCACAGAGCCCGTGCCGATCGCTCTTGGTCTTGAATTTTAGGAGAATATCCTTTTCACAGCGCGGACAAGGTAGCCATAGCTCCTCTTGGTCGGTTTGGAGATATTCCTGCCATATCATCCGGTCCACCAAGGTTGGGCTGCTGGCTTTAATCGAGATGGGGAAGTGAAAGGTCTTCTGCCGTTCCTCGGCCAGTTGGATGGTGCCCGCGTCGAATTTAATGACATCGTAGTATTTGTCACACTCATCCATGCACATCAGCCCGCGAGGCCGGGAGGAGAGGTTGGCCGGGGAGCCCGCTCCCACGAAGTTAAGGACCATAGAGCGGTAGTGCTGGTTCTGAAATCCCCAGAGGTGTTTGTCCACTACTCCCTTGGTCGTTTTGGGCACTAGATCGAAGACGGGCGGACAGCGCCGCACGAAGGGCATGAAGCGCTCCTTGTTGAAGTCCCGTGCCTGATCGGCGTTGGCCATGACCCACATCCCATCCTCGGGGTCCATGGCGATACGATAGAGCATCCCGCAGCTCAGAATACTGGTTTTTCCCAGTTGGGTCCCAAAGCACAAAACCAGGTGTCGGCAGCTCTTGTCACCGTAGCGCTCCAGGATGGCTCGCATGTAGGGGGTTTTGTCCAGATTGATCTTTCCGGTGATCGCTCCGGTCGGAAGCTCCACGTTCTCCTCCACCCAGTCGCAGACCGAATCCACCCGCACGGGCGATAGTGGCGAGCCGATGAGGTCAAACGCCTCATCATGCTCTTTTGCTCTACAGATTGTGGAGAGTGGCATCGGCGGCCTTTAGGATTTCATCCACCGCCCTCTGGAGGATGCGAACCGCCTTGAGGGGTTCAAGTTCATTGCATTGCGGCCCCTGCTCCGCTGGGAGCTTTTTCACGCGGCGGGCTATAGTATCGATAGCGCGTCGGCAGTGGTCCACGATGTCCGCACGGAGGACAAGGATGCCCCGGCGCTCCAGCTCCTCCCGGTATGACTTTTCCGCCTCCAGTCGATTCTGGGCCGCCTTGTTGAACTCGCTCAGCCGAGCGCTCGTGCTGGTCAGTTCCTGGCAAGCCGCGTTCTGGTAGGCCACGAAGGCTGTCTGGTGGACTGCTATGCAATCCTGGAGCACGTCGTTCAGGGTGTCCCCGGTGTTGGCTGGTTTGTGAGGTTTGGTCGGTCTGCCTCTCCTTCTCGCCGCCTGCACGCTTGCACGTTTCGCGTTGGTTGCCTCCCGCTTCATTTGTTGCCTGTCCCGCCAATTCTTGGCTGCCGCCAGAGATGTTGTCGGCATGCCTTTGGTCGTCAGTAGGTGGGCATGCGTTTTGGAGATTTTCAGATGAGCCGCAATCTCCCTTAGTGTTGGCTTGGTCATTGGTCATTGGATATAGCACGTTTTGGTGTCAATGTCCTGCGTTCTGCCTATTTATTACAGAGGCGGCACAAGGGTTTAGCCTACGGCTTCGCCTCCGACC